ATCATAAATCAAAACATAAATAAATTTCAAAAAAGATAAAAATTTAACATAAAAGATTTTACCAAATCAAATATTATGTTTATATTTACATATCAAATTTAAAAAGATATATAATTAATAAAAATAAATAAGGTTATGAAATACACACAATTGTTTGAAGAGTTCGTTAATGAAGCTTCAAAACCAGAAAAACCAGCAATCTTGGTAAAATTATTCAAAGAACTTGCTAAAGCTAAAAATGTAGATAAAGTTATTTGGGGTTATGATGACTCAGAAGAATTTCCATGGGTTGTTAATTTTGAAAGTGGATTAGAATCAGAAGCTGAACGACATGAAGGAGAAATGGAAGCATTTTCATTCTACTTAAATGATGACGGTAAAACTATTCTAGCAATTTACGATTTAAGCGGAAATGACCAAGAATTAGCAACTGTAAAAGATGCTGTTGAATATTGTAGAGCTAACGAAAAACAAAAATAAATTATGAAACATATTAAATTATTTGAATCTTTCGTAAACGAGAAAATGCTAAAAAAAGATTTAAAAAAATTAGCAGATGAAATTGCAGCGCAAATACCAGATCTTCCTGCATTTAGAAAATTTAAAAAAGGAAAAAATGATGAAGAATCTATCCCATGGGTAAATGTAAACCGCCCTCTTCCTGTAGCTATTAGATTATCTGACATTGGGCATTTTTATAACAATTACATGAGATTAAATAGAAATCAAGAGTCTAGTATCTCTTTCGTAAATAGTCAAAATGTCGAGTTATTTCGTATAGTACATATTGTTTCTCGTAGTTTTAACAGTATGGATAACAAAAGTATAACTTCAATGGTTTCAAGTTTTCAACTTATAATAGGAGAAAAATCATATACTAGAGAAATGCCGATGATGCTACCTAAATCCGAAACAGGATATGAAGGAACCGGTCTATTGTTTGTAGAAGAATTAAACAACGCATTTAATTCACCTGGATTTGCAAAATTAATTAAACAATATGCAGACGCAGTTAACGAGTTTAACAGTCAAGTATAAGAATCAATAAACAACTTAACAAAAACCTGGATCTTCATCCAGGTTTTTTTATGTGAAACAAAATGCTAATACCCTCTATAATATCTAAATAAATCAAATTTATAAATATTAGAACATGAAAATTAGCATTGACAAAGTAGACCAAAACAACTTCATCGGTTTTGTGAATCGACTTAAAGTAATTGATACATTCATTTACTTTAAAATCAAGGATGGAGTAATTCAAGCTTCTGCATATCTTCCACAAAGAGACGCAGTAAAACATCACAGAGTTCCAGTTGGACAAGTATTCCAATTAGAAGAAGGAGCTATTAGTACAACAAAAGAATTAAAGATTGCTTTCTTTGATGCTTCTCGTTTAACTGATGCATTTAAACAGTTTGAATTTGGTAATGTGCAAGCAGAAATCGAATTCGTAGAAAATGACGAAGATTTCGTAGCAACTGAATTCCGTATTTTTAACAATGAGTTAGAAATTAAATTAGCTTGTTCAGAGCCTTCGTTAGGTTACAAAGATTTGACAGATTCTCAAATCCAAGCTATCTTCAATATTGACGCAGCAAACTATGTATTCGACATGGATTATACTGCAACTTCTAAAGTTCGTTCTCTATTCGGATTGGACAAAGAAGAAACTTTCACTATCACTACAAATAAAGATGGTGTTCGTATGAAAGGTAAAACTTACAACTACTTAGTTACCGACGGTTTCGAAGGAGAAAACGGTAAAGATGTTACCTTATTCAAAAAATATTTAGCTCTTTTAGACAAAGAGGATTATTCAGCAAACGTTATGGATAACCGAGTAGTTTTACGCTCAAAAGATTCAGAAACATTATTAACAATCGCAACTTGCCAAACAGCTGAATAACAAATGACAATCGAAGAATTAATACTAAAACCAGAAGAAGATCTAACACAAGACGAGATTAAAATCTTGGTTGAGCATTATTCTATGTTGTCAGCCAAATATGGCGCCTATGAACAAGCAGTAAAAGTAATGCTTAACTCGATTTATGGCGCATTTGGTAACAAATGGTTTCACTTTTTTAATATAGATATCGCAGAATCGATCACATTACAGGGTCAATCTGCGATTCTATATTCTGAAAAGATTCTTAACAAATATTTTCAGGAGTTTTGGACCAAAGATAAAGCAGTTCATGAATTTTTCAATATAGAAATTAAAAACAAACTGGTAAAACCATCAGTTGTCTATATTGATACCGATTCATGTTATGTTCAGTTTCAAGAAATGTATGAATCTATTGAATGGCTTGGAGAAAAGTTATCAATTGACCAATTCATTATGAAATTGTACAACTTTAGACTTAAGGAATATATCTTTAAGTGTATGGAGAAATATGCTGAAGCAACCAATACTGAAAACTTCCTTGTGTTTGAATTAGAAACTATTGCATACTCTGGAATTTGGTTAGCTAAGAAAAAATATCTTCAGAATCTCGCATGGGACGATAAAATTGGAATTGATGAGAGACATCCTTCCCTTAAGAAGGTTAAAACTATCGGTTTCGATACAATCCAAAGTTCGACTCCAGCACTTGCAAGAAAACAATTAACTGAGATTCTTAAATTGATTCTTTCAGAAAAACCTACAGCATCTCTCTTAAAAAGATTGGTAGATTATTTGAAACAATGTAAGAAAGAATTTCAATTAGCAAGTATTGATGAAATTTGTTTTAATAAAAGAACAAACAACATCGAGAAATATATTGTCGATGATACGATTGAATTTCAATATGGACTAAAATGTCCTCCTAATGTTAAAGCCGCAGGATTTTATAACTTCTTAATGAATCAAAATCCAAAGTTTAAGAATAGGTACAAGATGATTGGTAATGGTGAAAAGTTAAAACTATACCATTGTAAGCACGCAACTTGTGAAATCTTTGCATATCAACCTGGAGCTCATCCTTATGAAATTGCGCCTCAAGTTGACTATGAAATGCAATTTGAAAAAAGTGTAATTGATCCATTGAACAGGGTTCTTATAGCAGTTGGGTTACACACATTAAATAGAAACTTAATTTATTCAACATCATTATTTTAACATTATGGAAATAGACATCGACAACATCAGCGAAGACCAGAATAGGTTTATTCATAGTTATAAAAGAATCAATGAAAGACTTGAAACTCTTCAAAAACAAATGACGCTAATACAATATGAAACTCAAGAACTATTAACAGAACTTGAGGAGCTAAGAAACATTGAAATAAAAACATACAAAAATGGCAAAAAATAGATTTACATTTGACGACTTAAACTCAGAATTAGCAGGATTAAATCCACTAGGATCTGTTATGGACAAATCAGACTTCTCTGAAGTTACTGAATGGATCCATACTGGAAACTATCATTTAAATGCATGTTTGTCTGGAAGTTTATTTGGTGGATGGCCAAACAACAGATCTTGTTCAATAGCAGGACCTTCAGGAACTGGTAAAACTTTCTTGACACTAAATTCAGTTCGAGAAGCAATTAATATGGGTTACTATGTAATCTATTATGATTCTGAAGCTGCAGTTGATAAAGACCAAATGTTAAAATTTGGAATTGATACAAGTAAAGTAAATTACCAACCAGTAAATACAGTACAGGAGTTTAGAACTTCAATTACTTCAATTACTCAAAAGATGCAAGAAGTTAAAAGAAAAGGCGGAGAGATTCCAAAGATTATGATTATCTTAGATTCTGCCGGTAATCTTGCAACTGCAAAAGAAATTGAAGATGCTGCAACTGGAAGCGAGAAAGCAGATATGACACGTTCTAAAATCTTAAAATCGATCTTTAGAATTATTATGACTCCGTTGGCTGATTTAAAGATTCCTTTCTTATTTACTAATCACACGTATCAGACTCAAGATTTCATCTCACGTCAAGTTGCTGGTGGTGGTACAGGACCTGAATACGCTGCATCAATAGTTCTTATGTTAAATAAGGCACAATTGAAGGACGGTGCTGAAAAGGTTGGTATCATTGTTACTGCAAAGCCAGACAAAAATCGTTTTGCAAAACCACATCCAATCAAGTTCCACTTAGATTTTACAAAAGGTATGAATCCATACGTTGGACTTGAACAATATGCTACATGGGATATTTGTGGAATTACAAGAGGTTCAATTGAGAAAGGTGTTAAAACTCCAAAAGCAACGTCAAGAGGATGGATTTGTAAACATTTAGATGAGGTTATACCAAACTCTGAATTCTTTACAGAGAAAGTATTTACTCAAGAGGTTTTAGAGAAAATCAATACCTATATCAAACCATTATTTAACTACAATACTGAACTTGACAGTATCGATAATGAGATTGGAGAGTTATTAGACCAAGATTTATCAATGGATTAATATGGAAGCAAATCTTACGATACTAAACGAAGATAAACTACCAATAAAATATGTTCTAGGGATCCAAGAGGAGTTGGAAAACTTTCCGGATCCCTTTGACATTATCCATATCTACGTAGTTGAAACTCTTAAAAGACCAGAACGTCCAAGAAATAACTTCACAAAACATTCTCTATTAAATTATCATTCATGTGGTAAAATTGAAAATGCAGAAAAGGGACTAGAACGTGCAATCCAATTAGGATTAATAGAACAAACTAATTTCGAAGAGGGCAAAGAAGCCTACAAGATACTGATTAATCCATTCCAATAGGAAACTTTATAGATTTTTTATCTATAATTAAAAACAAATAATACATGAAATTCGGACAAGATTTTGAAAAAATATTCTTTAAGTTATCTTTGGCAAAACCAAAATACTTAGAGAAAATACATAAAGGTTTCTATACTTCAGAGGAAATTGATACAATGCATTTCCTAGCGACTAAGTTCCATGAGAAGTTTCATGAGACTCCAAAGTCGGAACAAATGAAAATTCTTGTACAAAGTCCTAAATTTAAAGGTAAGGTAGAAGATTCAATCATCGAGTTGGTTTACAACACTGATCTGACACAATATGACGATGAGTGGTTAATATCAACAGCAGAAGCTTGGATTAAATGGCGAACATTTGACAACACCCTGATTGATACTATCGAATACATTAAAACAACCGATGTTAATCCCGATAATGTAGAGTCAATCATCTCTAAAGTTAAAACTTTAATTAATGATAGAAACTCAATTGTATTTAATTCGGATCTAGGACTTGATTTCTTTAATGCAGATGACCACTATCAAGAAGGAAGGCAGAAAATATCAAGTGGATATTCGTTCCTTGACCGATTACTTTCAGGAGGTTATGATAAAGATGGTTCATTGGTAGTTTACGTTGGAGAGCAGAATATTGGAAAGTCAATTTATTTGGCAAATGATGCGGCAAACTTTGTTAAAATGGGAGTTAATACTGCATTTGTTTCTGCAGAGATGGCAGCTCATAAAGTTCTTAAAAGAATTGGAGCAAACCTTTTAACAATTCCAATGAGCGAATATGAGGAAAAGGCAAAGAATAAAGATTTAATTAAAAGAAAACTTGAAAATGTTGGTGATGGATTAACCCCACCTGGACAATTATTCGTTAAACAATTTCCAACATCACAAGCAACAGTATTAGATATTGAAGCCTATTTAAAACAAATTGAAGAGGAAAGAAAAATAAAGTTAGGTTGTATTGTAATTGACTACATAAACATTCTAGCAAACTACAGAAATCCAAACTCTGAAAATATGTACTTAAAAATCAAGCAAATTGCTGAAGATTTAAGAGCAATGGGAGTTAGAAATGGATGGTTAATTGTTACAGCAACCCAAATTAATCGAAACAATTATAATTCAAGCGATATTGGTATGGGTGATGTTGCAGAATCTGCAGGACTTTCACATACTGCCGATTTAATGCTTGGAATTATTCAAGATGACTTAATGAGAGCGAGTAGCGAATACTGGCTTAAAGTACTAAAAATTAGAGATGGTGAAGGTAAAGGAGTTAAATGTCGATTAGATATTAATTATCAATATATGAGACTTACCGAAACTGACGATGTTACAAATTCAAATATACACAATTTATAATGAGAACACAAAGAGACAAAATATTCGACAATACATTCGAAGAGAGCGAATTTGAAATGGATCCTTCATTTTCATTTGATATTGCTCCAAGTTACATGGATACCCGAGATGAGGAGGACAAAATTGAAAGCAAAATCATAACCGATAAAATTCATGAATTGATAGAATCTTCAAGATTTAGACATTTTAATGATATTACCGAGTTCAATCAAACAACTAAATTAAAAAAGATTGAAATTAACGAAATCTATGAATTTATTTCAGATGAGTTAAGACCAAATCATTCAATTATTGAAGTGTTTTCGGAATTATGTGATTACTTTAATGTTAATCCAACAAAATTCTACCAATCACTTGGAAATAAGTTTAAAGAAGAGTTAATTGAGACTCTTGACAGAAAGACAAACGTACTAAAGAAAAAGAATATAAATAGATTATTCTAACACTATGATCGAACAAGCAATATTAGACAAACCAGTTAAAAGAATTTGGATTCTAGGTGATATGCACTTAGGAGTACGTTCAAGTTCTTTGGAATGGCTAGAAATGCAAAAAGATTTCTATGACAATCAATTTATCCCAACCTTATTAGAAAACTACGAAGAAGGAGATATTTTGGTACAAGTTGGAGATGCCTTCGATAATAGACAAAGTGTTAACATCAAGGTACTTCATTATTCGATAGATCTTTTTGAAAGATTGGGTAAAATAATGCCAACACATGTAATTTGCGGTAATCATGATATCTGGGCCAAGAAGAGTAATGAAGTAAGTTCAATTGATGCTCTTAAATGGATCCCAAATGTTGCAATTTACAAAGAGCCGCAAGAATTTACATGGGGAGATAAAAAAGTCCTATTGATGCCTTGGAGAAGAGACATGGCGCATGAACTAGAAACTCTTGGAGAATATCCAGAATCTAGAATTGTATTTTGTCACTCTGAAGTTCGAGGTATTAAATTAAATAAGAAGGTTGATAATTTTCATGGAGTTGAAGCATCTTCTTATGATAGATTTGATGCAGTATATTCTGGACATATCCATTACCGACAAAGAAGAGGTAAACTTAGAATGGTAGGGACTCCTTATGAATTAACCAGATCCGATATGGACAATACCAAAGGGTTTGACCTGGTTAACTTAGAAGACATGCAGGAAACTTTCTTTGAAAACACAATATCACCAAAGTTCGTTAAGTTCAATCTAACTCAACTATATAATACACCACTCGGTGAATTCAAAGATGCAATTAGAAATAATTATGTTGATTTATACGTTCCTTCGAATATTGCAACAACTTCTGCACTTTCCAGACTTATTAATAGGGTACAAAAAATCAGTCGAAAAATCGATCCTAATATTTATGAACAAGATACATTTTTAGGAGAAGATGAATATGACATGGATCAAATTGAAGACCTTTACAAAAACTATAACATTTTACATCTTTGTAATGTTTATGTTGATAGTTTAACGCATGATGAAAATACTAAAAATCAAATTAAAGACAGATTAAAGAAACTTCATGACTTTCATGCATATAATAACCAAACGGATTAAAATATGAAAATACAGAGCATAGAATTAAAAAACTTTGCTTCTTATGGTAATAAGATTCAAAAAATAGAATTTGATGAAAATAAACCAGAACTGTTTTTAACACTAGGAAAAAACGGAGAGGGTAAAACAACTATTGCTAACGCGATAGTTTTTGCTCTTTACGGTAAAGTGGAAGGCGTTAAGTTAAATGACCTACCAAATAGAATCAATAAAGAACTTTGGGTACGTATCAAATTACAATGCAAATCTACACAGGTTACTATTGAACGAGGTCTTGCTCCAGGTATTTTTAAAGTATACTTAAATGGTATCGAATTCGACAAGGCTGGTAAAAAATCAGTTCAAGATTATTTAGAAGAGGAAATCTTCGGAATACCTTACCATGTATTTAAAAACATTATCATTCTTTCAGTCAATGACTTTAAGTCCTTTTTGACAATGAGTAATAGTGATAAAAGACAGATCATTGATAAAATGTTTGGATTCTCAATTCTTAATGATATGCAAAACGCAATCAAAGAAGAGAGAAGAGTTCTTAAAGGAGACATTGATTCATTTACCAGAGAATTATCTCAAATTAATGAGAATATAGCTTCAGTTAAAGAAAAATTGGAGCAATTAATGGAGGAAAGTCAAGAAAAGGACAAGCAAAAAATACAAGAACTTAAAGATTCTCTAATTAAATATGATGAGAATAAAAAGAAACTTGAAGAGGCTCAAGAGAAAATCACAGCAAGTCTGGGAACTTTTACAACTGATTTACAAACAAAACAATCAACTGAATCTGAATTAAAATTCAAATTAGCTGAATTAAAAAAGAAGTTAGAGTTGTATGAAAATAATACATGCCCGACTTGTGAAAGTGAATTAAGCGGAGAATTCCATATTGACAGAAAATGTGAAATTCAAAAAGAAATCGAATCAATTCCTGAAAGGCTATCAAAGGTAAGTGAAGATGTTAATGCAATCAAACAGAGCATAATTGATTTGCGAACAAAAGATAGAGCAGTTCAAGACAAAGTTTCTTCCTTAAATACAAACATTAGAAATTTAAAAGGTGAATTGATCAAAATCAAGGATGCAATTAAAGGTACTGCAGATTTTTCTCATTTAGAACAAATTATCAGTGACTTTGAAAAACAAGAGAATGAGAAAGGAACCTTAAAAGATACTAAAGCAATTGATCTTGGTTTTCTTGAGATGATTGAGGAAGTACTTGGAGAAGATGGTGTTAAGAATTTAGCAATCAAAACTATCTTACCAGGACTTAATGCGAATATTGCATTAATGACTCAAACAATGCACTTACATTTTCATATCAGATTTGATGAGAAATTCAATTGTATTATTAATCATTTAGGAGAAGAGATTAATCCATTAACGCTTTCAACAGGAGAACGTAAAAAAGCAGATTTCATTGTTATTATTGCAATCATTAAAATTCTTAAATTAAGATTCCCACAATTAAACCTACTTTTCTTAGATGAGTTATTAAGTTCGGTTGATGCTGACGGAATCCATAATATTCTTAAGATTTTAAGTCAAGTTATTAAAGAGAGCAAAATAAATTGTTTTATCATTAATCATACTGTATTGCCTCATGAATTATTTGATAAAAAAGTTCAAATCTACAGAGAGAATGGATTTTCAAAGTTTGATATTGAATCTATAGAATAATGATATATACTAAATGGCAAGTTACAATTTAAAATATAATAGCGACGATAGTGTTTTAAGACACCTTATTATAGGTTTCTTAGCTGATCTTAATAACAAGGTTTATTTTCATAGACAAATTTCAAATACTGAAAGAATTCGAGTTGATGTTCCTTTTTATTATTCAATCACAGGAGACGACCAATTTTTAAGGGATCATTTTTTATTTAAAACAGCTTCAGGTCCGAATTGTACACCTGATGGAGCATTCGCTGATGGTAATTATGATGTTGTTCCTAGAGGAGTTGCAAATCTTACTTCAGTAAGTATTGATTCATCGAAATTAGTTAATAAAAGAACTGTTGGTAGTTATACTAAAATGAATTCTGAAGGAGCAATGGAAGGTTACACTGCTGAATTTGATATGATTCCAATTACACTTGGATTTGATATTGAGATTTTAGTATCTTCAACACTTGATTCTTTTAAAATAACCGAATCAATTATTAAAAGACTTTATAAGTCAAATTATTTTAATGTTGAAGTTGGACATTTAGATGAGGGAACTTATAGAATTGCATCTTATTATGCATTTCCAGACGATTATACACAAGAAAGACCGTTAGGATTTACATTTGAGGACAAAGACAAGTACAAAATAACATTTGCTATCGAAATTAATTCATTCATACCATCATTTAATTGGGGTAATGAAGAAAGTTTTGGAACTAATAGAGAATCAACCGAAAGACATGTTGGAAACAGAATGTTTGAAATTAATTCAAACCTAATTCAAACAAATACAACACAACAAGACTCTAGAACAATCGACAACACCGATATTGACAACAGATAACAATTAAACAGATATATAATAAAAGAAAAAAATTAAATATTATGACAACTAATATTCTTGCACCATTTATTAAGTTAGAAGAATCTTTCCAGTTTTATGTAAGCGGAAGACTTTTCGAAATGAATGACACTGAAATTAAAGAAGTTGAAGGAACTAATAACCCAACTTTAGTTAATGCAATCAATGCATTTGAATCTTTTGAATTTTCAAATGATTCTATCAAATGGTTCCATGGACCTAGCAAATTTATCTACAATTTAACTGAAGGTAAATTCCAACACAATACTTCATTAATTGAAGGAAACACATTTACAACTCACGTTATTTCTGCCGGTATGGTAAGATACAATGAGAAACCAATTGCTGAATTGTTTGAATCTCTTCCAACATTATTATCAAATTTTGTAACTCTTGATTTTGCTGCAACTTTTGAAGGAAACAATACTATCGTAAATTTATTCAAATTAAACGAAGAAGTATATGTTGCACGTTTCAACAAATCTAACAAAATTGCAAAATTCTTTAAAGCAGAAAATGCTAATGAAGCTGTAGATTATGTTACTAAAGAAACTGGAGAATCTGCTCTTTCATTCTTAAAAGAAATGGTAGAAGGAGAATCTGCTGAATTAGCGATTAAAGAAGAGAAAATTGCAACTTATGAATCAATGATCGCTTTCTTAAAAGATCAAAAAGGTTTATTATCAACTGCCGATAGAAACGATGTAGCTATTAAAGAAGCTGAATCTTTAATCAACGGAGAAATTAAATCTTGGGAAGACAAGATTGCTGCATTAAATGCATAAGAATTAATATAGAAATAATTAAATGAAAGGGACGCTATGCGCCCCTTTTGTTGTCTATACACCTTCGTGAAACAAAAAGGTAACGGTCTATATAATTTAGTATAAATTTAAAGAAAATACAGTGGCTAAAACTAAAAACTATTTAAACAACAAAGATTTACATACAGCAATGAGTGAATCTAAGGATCTAGACAAGTTAACACCGACTGCCGAAAAAATGCTAATCTTATTAGCAGAAAGAGCAATTAATAGAATGTCTTATGTAAATCCAGACGATAGACAAGATTGTCTTCAATTCGCAATGTTAGACCTCCTAAAATACTGGCGAGGATTTAACCCAGAATATCCAAATGCGTTTGCATACTTTACAGAAATTGCAAAACGTGGATATGCGAAAGGTTGGAACAAAATACATCCTCAAAAATATAAAGGTACTATCTCGATGAATAGGGCTTCAAGCGACGACGATAATGCCGGCATTTATTCTATTTAATGTCAATAAAAAATCTCAAACCAACTAAAAACTCAGGATTCAATCAAGGTTATTTTAATCCTAAAAACCCACAAAAGTATGCGGGACCAACCCCTATTATCTATAGGAGTTCATGGGAATACAAGTTTATGATTTGGTGTGATATTAATGACAAGGTTTTAGTGTGGTCTAGTGAACCCGTTGAGATTAAATATTGGTCTAGGCAGGGAAACAAACAAAGAACATATCATCCAGATTTTTATTTTAAAATCTTAAAACAGGACGGTTCAACTGAAGAATTTTTAGCAGAAATTAAACCAAAGGCTCAAATTCAAAAACCACAACCTCCTACTAAGATGTCTAAAAAGGCTTTAGAATCGTATAAGTTTCTTGCCGAGCAGTATGTTAAAAATATGGATAAATATAATGCAGCCAAAGAATATGCTGCAAGTAGATGTTGGAAATTTATTGTTCTGACAGAAGACACGATTAAAAATGGGTTACATTAAACAAAGAATTGCTGAATTAACTAAAGAATTTGGGGGTAAAGTAAAAGCCTCAAAAGCGTCAATGGATTGGTTTCAAGAAGGAATCAAATCTAAAAAAGTTAATGAAGCACAGGAAACCCGAAATAGATTTGAACCTGGTAAAATATATGTGTTTGAATATTCTCCAAAATACGAGAAAGAACTTCCATGGTTTGATAAAAACCCGGTAGTTTTGGCAATTGAACAAGTTGGTGGAAATGATTTTGGAATTAATTTAAACCTATTACCTGTAGTTTTCAAGGAAAGATTACTTGATGAACTATTTACAAAAATGAATATTAGAATAGAGAAGGAAAATCCTGACCTAATTTCAGATATTCTTGGGATTGATACTCCCAGTAAAAATAATGCGTTAACTGACAAGCCACTTAGAATAACGTATACTGGTATGAAAAAATACCTTGAAAAGTTTGGTTATGATTTTGCCTTAAGGCAATATATACCTGCTAGAAAAAAAGGACAAGCAGTTGTAAGTTACTCAAAATGGCCAGAAATTGCTATATGTGATTTCATGGATTTCCATGGAACAAACGTAATGAAACTACGACTAATGTTTAACGACTATTTTAAAAAGAATATATAACTAAAATTAATATAATAATATAATGGCAGGATTTGTACAGAGAAATGGTCCATTGAGCACTGGTAAAAAACCTTTCATGCTTAGTGACACGCTGAAGAAGTTATCTTCTTTCGGTATGTACTATGATGATTTGGTACTTAGACAATCACAAGCAATCGGTCCAGTAGAAGATGCAATTGGTTACGGCCAAATGAATCCGCTAGGATTGGATAATGATGATATGTATGGCGCATTCGCAGCACTTTCAATGGCTGATACGACAATGCGTAAAAATATTCCATTCTTTGACCAGAATTATAAAAGTAAAAGGGATGAATTAAGAGCATTTGCTCAACACGACGAAATCGAAGACATTTTAGATATTATTTGCGATGAATCAATCGTATTCGATAATAAAAACTTTATCGCCAATCCAGAAATTATTGGAATGGAAGTATCAGATGAGGTTCAAAAATATCTTAATAAAGCATTTAGGGACATTTACCAATATTTTGGTTTTAACATGGACCAATCAGCATGGTACTTTTATAGAAAATGGTTAATTGATGGATATTTATCATTTGAGATTATTTACAATCCAGAAATGACTGAAATTATTGGTTTCAAGGAAATTGATCCAATAACACTAGTACCAGCTTATAATCATGAAGATGGTAAAAAAGTATGGATTCAGTTTAAAGACGATCCAATGAAAGAGAGAAAACTTTATGACTCTCAGATTATTTATATTTCATACTCTTCAATTACTACAGCATCAAGAGTTTCTTACCTTGAAAGATTAGTAAGATCATTTAACTTGATGAGAATTATGGAACATACCAGAGTTATTTGGGCTGTTACAAATTCATCTTATAGAATGAAGTTTATTATCCCAGTTGGCGGTAAATCTAAAACAAGAGCAAAACAATCGCTTTCTCAGTTAATGAATAACTATAAAGAAGTTGTAGATTTTGATTGGGACAGTGCATCCTTGACCACTAACGGAAAACCAATGTTACAATTCAATAAAGAATATTGGTTACCTAGTAAGGACGGAGAACAACCAGAGATTGAAACTCTTGGTGGAGATGGTCCAGAATTAAGCGACACAGAAGCATTAAAATATTTCTCAGATAAACTTAAAGCAGTTTCTAAAATCCCATACTCTAGATTTATGTATGAAGATGGTGGTGGAGATTTCGCAATGGAAGCTGATGGTATGATTAGAGATGAAATCAAATTCGCTAAATTTATTAAACGTTTACGTAGTTCATTCCAAGAGATATTAGTTAAACCACTATGGTTACAAATGTGTTTGAAATTCCCTGAATTTAAAGAAGATGCAGGTTTTAGAACACAAATTGCTCTACAGTTTAACGAAGAAAATATGTTTGCTGAATTAAAGCAAATGGAAATCATGACAAAAAGACTTGATTTTATTGGAACAATGAAAGATTCATTAGTTAAAACAGATCCAATAACTATGGAAGAATCACCATACTTCGATATGGAATTCTTAGTTGACAGATACCTTAAACTTTCTCCAGATGATAAAGCAGCAAATGAAGCTTATAAAGCAAGAAATGCAGCAAAAGAAGCTGAAGAACCAGAACCTGAAGATCCAATGGCAATGGGAATGTAATTAAAAATAAATAAAAAAGAAATGAAGATAATTAAAACATTTGAGGAATTCACTGGTTCACTACAAGAAGATGCAATTGAAGCAGGTGAAGATTCTAAAGTAGTAGTTGATGATGTCACTCTAGATTCAGGAAAAGAAATCAAATCAACTGAAATTTTAGGAGCTATCATGTCAAGTAAAAGTGAAAAGGAATTTAAAGAATATTTCTATGAAGTGTATGGTAACACTGCATTTACCGAAGAGGACATATTTACTCTAGTTAAATTTTTTAACGATTATAAAGAAGAGAAAGCTGAAAAAGAGAAAGAAGCAGAAAAAGATGCTGAAGGCGATAAAGAAGAGGATCCACTAGCTGGAGTGTAATCTTTAAAAATTTTAAAAATCCAATAAAATTAACTGGATATATAATAGAAATATAATAAAATAATAATTATGACTAAAAACTTACTGATCCTAGAAAGATCGTCTACGGAGTTAGAGTTTAAACAAGAAGGTGGAACCTACGTTCTAGAAGGTATCTTTGGAGAAATCGATAAGAAAAATCGTAATAACCGAATCTATACTGAATCTGAGTATTTACCTCAGATTGAAGCTCTACAAGCAAAAATTAAATCATCAAAACTTTTAGGTGAATTAGATCACCCACAAACATTTGATGTTTCTTTAAAAAATGTTTCACACATTATTGAAGAGCTTACTTACGATACAGCGACTAAACAAGTTAAAGGACGTATCAGACTATTAGATACTGATGCAGGAAGACAAGCAAAAGCTCTTGTTGATGCTGGAGTTCCTTTACAAATTTCAAGTAGAGCAGCAGGTGCTGTTGAATCTAACGGAACTGTAAAAATCAAACAATTATTTACTTATGATTTAGTTGCAGATCCTGGATTTGAGAACGCTGAATTAAAAAGAGTTAATGAATCTTACGGATTTGTTAATGAAGGAAATGACTTATTTATTTACGAGATAAATAATACAGATGAAAAACAACCAATCGAAAATATAAACGAAACAAAAATGGCAGAGTCTAAATTTATTACGGTTGAGGATTTTAACAAATACTCTAAATATCTTTCTGAAGAGATCAAATCTATTAAAGAAGGTATGAATTCTTTAACAGAAGCAGAGTCTACAAGTTCTCAATTAGGAACATTAAAAGAGTATACTGATTATTTAGCTAAGAAATTAGACGAATCAATCAAATATTCTGAGCATATCGCTGAAAAAGCAGACCAAGGTATTCAATATACTGAAAGTCTTGCAGAGAAATTGGATCAAGGTATTCAATATTCTGAACACATCGCAGAAAGCGTTGATGCTATTAAAAACTACACAAACTACTTAGCAGAATCTTATAATGAAGGTTCAACTTCTTACGAGAACTTAATTAAATATACTGAATATTTAAGAGAGAACTTAGAGAAAGTTACTGAATATGCTGAGTATGTTGCTGAAACTGTTAACTCTAACTTATTATTAGAAGACGAAGCAGGTATTCCAGCTGAAGCAATCAAAGATGAAACTAAAGATGTTTCTCCAGAAGTTGTAGATGCAGATGGTAAAACTTACGATGCTGAAGAAGTTGAAAATAAAGAGAAAGAATTAGAACTTGCTGGCGAAGGCGATGCAGCTGGTGAAGAAATCAAAGAAGCAAAAGACGGAACTGAAGCAGGATTACCAGCTGAAGATATTAAAGATGAAACTAAAGACGTTTCTCCTGAAGTAGTTGATGCAGACGGTAAAACTTACGATGCTGAAGAAGTTGAAAATAAAGAAAAGGATTTAGAATTAGCTGGTTCTGGTGATGCTGCTGGAAAAGACGTAGACGCAATGGAAGCTTACAAAAATTCAATCGCATCTAAATTAGAAGCTATCGTTGAAAAAGTTAACGCTAAGAAAAATGATAACCCAGCATTCTTTAAATTTATCTCTGAGGAGAAAGTAAATGAATTTAATGAATTAACTGCTGAAGATAAATCTAAAGTTATCAGTGCAGTTGAAGGTAAAGGTTATTTAACTGAAGGACAAATCTTAGGATTATGGGCTAATTCATTAATGGGAGCTGTTCCTGCAAATGAAACAACCTTACCAGTTATTTCAATGATGCCTACAGAGTACCATGAAACATGGACTAAATTATCTGAAGGTAAGAAAAACCAAATCATTGCACAATCAAAAATGCACAGATTAGAAACTTCTTACCAAGTTGCAAACTTCTGGCAAACAAGAGACCTTAGAGAAACTGCTCCAGTAATGGAAAAATTAGCTATGGTTAATGAATCTGAAGTTATTGAAGTTAAAACAATCGGTTATGATACAACTGATATAGCTGCACAAATTGCTGCTAAATTCAGAAAATAATCATTATTTTGTGTTTTTTTGAAAAAATCAAAAAAATCAAACAAATAATAAGGATATATAATAATATCAAAACATATTCGATGCTCAGTTAAGAAGCAAAAAACTGAAATTATATCGAAAACTCGTAAAATACGAAACAATAAAACCATTAAAAAAATAAATTAAACAAAAATGGCAAATTTAATCAATGAATCAGAAATCAGAGCAACATGGTCTCCGATTATCGAATCTGCGACAGGAATCAACGATGCAAGCAAATTAGCTTGGATGTCAGAATACTGTCACAACCACAAATTATATGAAGATGCATCTACAATGTCTTTAGGTTTCGGAAACGGAGCTGGAGGTAATATCTTCGGTATGGGTGCTACAGCTCTACCAGCTACTATCGGTACTAACGGTGTTTCTACTGTTAACGGTTCTGGAGATAAAGCTCCTTCATTATTACCATTAGCAATGCAAGTTGCTGCTCAAACTATCGGTTTAGACTTAGTACCTGTAGTTCCTATGGCTGGTCCAATGGGATTATTATCTTACTTAGACTTCGTTTACGAAGGTGGTAAAATCAAAGGTTCTGTTGCACCAACTTACATCAAAACTGCTGATGCTCCTGCTACTGGAGATACTTTAGTTGGTATTTCAAGAATTGATGGTAAAAACATCATTAAAGTAGGTGCTACTACTGATGCTGCTGGTATCATGACTGTAACTTACCCTGATGCTGAATTAGTAAAAGCATTAGAAGATCACGTTAGAGGATTTATCGGAAAATCTAATGTTGTTGGCGGTAAAGAAGTTTCTACTCCATTCTCAAGAGAAGAAGGAGAACAAACTCCAGACAAAATCATGGGATTATCTTTATTCTCTAAATCAGTTTCAGCTGAAACTTTCCAAGTTGCTGCTGCTGTAACTAGAGAACAAGTTCAAGATTTAAAACAATTCGGAGTTGACGCTGTTGCTCAAGTTGAAGCTGTTTTAACTAATGAATTAACTCAAGGTATTAACCAATACATTTTAGCTAGAATCAGAACTTTAGGTGAAGATAACGTTGATAACGCATTCGCATCAGCTACTGCATTTGATTTAGTATTACCTGCTGCAGCTGGAGTAGCTGGTGGAGAAACTTTACCATCTATCCAAAGAAGAATTCTTTCTCAAATTTTAGCTGCTGCTAACTTAATTGCTAACAGAGGTAGAAGAGGTGCTGGTAACTTCGCAGTATGTGGACCACAAACTGCTACAGTTTTACAAACAATCGCTGGTTTCGTTGCAAACCCAATGGCAAACACTTTCGCACAAGCTGCTGGAGCTATCTACCCATTAGGATCTGTAGCTGGAATTAATGTTTACACAGACCCTACAATGGACTGGGCAGATTATTCAATCGCAGTTGGTAGAAAAGGAGACGGAAACGGTCCTGGTATCGTATTCATGCCTTACTTAATGGCTGAATCAGTACAAACAATCGCTGAAGGAACTATGGCTCCTAAAGTTGCTGTTAAATCTAGATTCGCATTAGTTGATGCTGGATTCCACCCAGAAACACAATACGTTAAATTTGATATTACAGCTGAATTAGTTGAAGATCTTAACGGAAATTTAGTTCCTTCATGGTCTAACTTATTAACTTTAGCTTAATATTTTAACTTAGAACTAACATTCTAAATTTATATAAAGGGAATCGAGAAATCGGTTCCCTTTTTTTGTGATATATAACTTATTATAACAAAAATATATTAAATATATGAAAACAACAAACACATTCGAATCTTGGTATTCAATGATTATGGAAAATGAATTGGCTACTGTAACAACAACTGAAGCACCGACTATTTCTAATGATGTTGATACTATTATAACTTCGTTAGAAACTCTTGCAAAGGAATTAACAGAAGAATTAGCTGGAGAGGAATTTAATGAATTAAATGAAGCCGGAACTGAAGGACCAAGCACTGTTATGCAATGGATGTGGTGGATGCCAAAGGCTAGAAAGGCTCAAGCTAAAGTTAACAAAATTAAATTAAATGTAACTGACATGGAAGCTGCAGCAGAAGATGCTGGAGATACTGCACAAAAAGCAAAAATCACAGCAAAGGCTAAAATTGCTAGAGATCAGGCTGGAGAACTTCAAAAAATGGTTGATGACAAATTCAAATCAAAAGGAGAACTAGTTTCTAGAGTACTTCATAACGAAAAAATTGCTGGTCAAATCGCATCAATTAAAAGAGCAACAGGATTAGAAGATGATCCAGAAAAAGTTGCTTCATATAAAGAAAAAATGTCTGAACTTCAACAAAAGTATAAAGAAGATCAAGCTGCAATCGCAGAATTAGAACCTTCAAAAGAAGACAAAGAAAAAGAAGCTGCTCGTAAACAAAAAGAGGAAGCTGATGCAAAGGCAAAACAGGATAAGTTGAATGCTGATGCTCAAGCAGAAAAAGATAAAGAAGCTGGAAAAACAGAAACCGAAACTACAGAAGAAACTCCAGAAGAAACTCCAGAAGAAAAGACAGCTAGAGAAGAAAAAGAAGCAGCAGAGGCAAAAGCAGAAAAAATTACATCTTTAAAAAATGCAATCGCAGAATTAGGGAATAAATTAAAAGAAGCTGGAGATGCTGAACCTAAAGATGAAGAAGCAATCAATACTTTAAATACTGAACTTGAAGCTAAAAAGAAAGAATTAGCAGCTTTAGAAGGAAAAGACGAAGGTGTATCAGATTCTTTAGTTATTAGAGCAAAAGCAGCTGGATTAAATGAATTAGCTACTGAAATCGAATCTAAGTTTGATTGGCAAGTTTCTGAAGGAACAGTGTTGCACGCAAAATACAATGAAATTATTAGAAAGGCCGAATATTCGAACACTTTAAATGAATCTAAATACGAAACATTAAGTGTTAAAGAAAGATTCTCTAGATTATTGTAATTTAGAATTCTTTTTGGCAAGTTTTAAGAACTCCTGTTGTTGATTCAATAGGAGTTTTTTTACGTGTTGTTGGAAGGCAACTGATGATTTAATAATTCTACCATCAACTGAATCCCCACCAAGAGTATCGTGATAATCAGGATGCACGAAGTTCTTAGCATCGAAGTTATTTATATTAGAACGGATAGGTTCTCCAGATAGAGCACATGTCCAATCGATTGTATCATAACTCTCTTCAAGTTCTTCAATCTTCATAAAACATCCGGTCGACCAATCATAATAATATTTGTCTCTATGTGATTGATGTTTAAATTTACAAACTTCAAAAACGATATGTAAAAACTGATCATCTTGAGCCCTCTCCTTGATTAGTGGATTTTCCAACAATAATCTACGTTGCTGCCTTGAAAGTCCCTCATAACAAACACCGTATCTATTTCGTGGATAGGGTCCACCAGTTCTACGGATTTTAGGATATTTATTATTGTATGCCATAAGATATTTATCTGAAACATATTCAATATTGCTTATATAATATCTATAAAAACAAGCAATATATGATTCACGCGCTATTTACAGAAAAGTACCGTCCAAAAAATTTAGAAGATTTGATTTTACCAGAGCGAGTAATGTCAAAATTCAAAGATGGATTATCACAGAACATGTTACTTGCAGGAAGTCCTGGAACAGGAAAAACTTCAACTGCTAAAGCAATTGTTCAACAGTTTGGTCTTCCATATATTTATATCAATGCTTCGACCGATACTTCAGTTGACGTAATTAGAACAAGAATTACAGATTTCTGTTCAACAATGTCAATCTTAGATGACCAAGGAAAATTCAAAGTGGTTATATTAGATGAGGTTGATGGAGTTTCTGATCAATTCTTTAAAGCACTTCGTGCAACAATGGAACAATTTGCAAGTAACTCTCGTTTTATTGCAACTTGTAATTATGTTAATAAAATTCCAGATCCGATTCTTTCCCGTTTTGAAGTTATCAATTTTGATTTTGATAAAGCAGAAGAATCTGAATTGACAAAAAAATACATTAAGCGTGTCTATGAAATCTGCGGAAAAGAGGAAATGACAATTGAAAAACCAGCATTGGTTGAATTCGTTCGTCGTAATTTTCCAGATTTACGTAGTACCCTAAATAAATTACAAGGTTATAAAACGCAAGGCACGACAAATATTACAGCAGAAGATGTTAAGAAATTTAACTCTGTTTATAAAGATGTTTTTGAGTTGATTTTTAACGAAATGGACCCAATCAAAAACTATAAACATATTGTTGGAGAATATGGTAATCGTGTTGATGATGTACTTCAAACTCTTGGAGAAGAATTCATCGAATACATTCAAACTGAAAAACCACAGAGTCTTAAACATATTCCACAAATTGCGATTTGTGTTGCCGAGCACCAAGCTCAAAGAACATTGGTGATAGATCCAGTTATTACTCTTCTATCATGCGTTTACAAAATACAAGAAATTGTAAGAAATTAAAAAATAAATTGATAAAAGTTTTACCGCGTCAAAACTTTTGTTTATATTTACAAATAAATTAAAGAACTATGAAATTAGGAAAACATACCTTGATTATCGACGGTAACTACTTTGTACACAGTAGATTATTTGTACTTCCACGTCCTAAAAAAGAACAATTGTTAGGAGATCGTGATGGTCAAGAACAATTCATGCGAAAGTTATGTATTGACTTTGCATCAGAAGTTAGAAAGTTAACACCATTTGTTGACCAAATCGTAGTTGCTGTAGATTCAAAATCTTGGCGTAAAGACCTATTCCCAGCTGCAGAATATAAAGGTACTAGAGTATCTGACAATTCAGTTAATTGGGAAAATGTATTTAATACTTACACTGAATTTCAGGCAATTCTTGCAAAACGTGGTGTAATTATTCATAAAGTACCAGGTGCAGAAGCTGACGATATATTATTCGGATGGTCGACTCAATTAAACAATGAAGGTAAAAACTGTATTGTATGGACTGGTGACCGAGATTTAATTCAATTAGTTGACTATAATAAAGCAACTGATGCATATACTCTATGGTACTATAATTCTCAAAGAAAACTTATTGCATTCGAAGGATTTCAAGAACTATTAGAATCTGCAGGTACTTCAACTATGAGTAATGATGATATGTTATTTAACATGTCCTCTAATGAAGTGATGAACGATAAACTTAAAGAAGATTTACAAGCATGGGTTCTTAAGAATGGCGTTAAAATCGAAGAAATTAATTGCGATGATTTTATCTTCTCTAAAATCCTACAAGGTGACAAGAGTGATAACATCCAATCAGTAGTTACTTGGACTAAACGAACTAGTTCTGGTTCTATTAGAAATTACTCAATCACTGAAAAACAGGCTCTTCAAATCCTTGAAAAGTACAGAGAAATTGAAGGTAATTTCCATATTGACCATTTCTTTTCATCAGATCAGGTCGACACGATTGTCACTATGATTCATGAAGTTGTTGGTAAGTCAACTATCGAAGAAATTCGCGTTCGTTTCAATCAGAACTTAGACTTAATGCTCCTACACTATAACACAATACCTGAGGGAATATTAAAAAGTATCTATAATGAAATTGACAAAGACTTTAAAGTTGAGCCGCAGTTGTCTGGTTTAACTCAGATGGAAAAGATACTTGAAGGAACCGAGTGGAGCTCTAACAATGTTACAGGAAAAGGTGCTCCAAAGAGTTTTGATCCATTTGCAACCTTAAAATTGGATGAGGTTAATAAATTACCAGAAACTAAACAATTAAATACATTATTTTAAGATGACAAACGAGGATATTCTAATTGAATTATTAATCGATGCTCACACTGAAGGAATTTTCGATGAGCTCATGGTTGAAGTAAACAAAATTGAAGAAACACATATAACTCATAACAATAGACTCGAAGTATTCGAAAAAGCCATAGCACATGTTAGACGAAACAAAACTGTTTGATTTTATTAAAATAATGTTCACTAAACCGAACGATTATAAAAAAATCACGAATCATAATAAGAAGCGACATCATTTCATGATTAATCGCTTCTTTGCGATTCAATATCCTTCAAATGCCCAATTCTTTAATAAGAATGGAATCAATCCAATCGCAGTTATTGACAGTTGGTCACTTGTTGCTGCAAGATTTAAAAGTGTTCCAGGTTGGATTTATACTAAAACTAAAAAGCCCGAAAAGGAAGTAACTTCAAAAAGCAAATATATACCATCAGAAGCAGCCATCTCATTTTTTATGGAAAGAAATGAAATAGGCAAGAGAGAATTTAAAGAACTTGAAAAATTTGCTAAAGAAGATCTATACTTAACACTACAAAGGTTAGAAGATTCTATGCAAGTTTACTAATATGTAAATTTATGGAACAATTTGATTTAAGTCTAATGCCAACCGCAGTAGACGTTGCACTATACAAATATAATTACATCGATAATAAATTATGGACCCAAATCCAGAATGATACGCATTTCATTCCAATTTCTGATGAATCTGTGATGGTTTCTACAAGTCAATTAAAGGCGTTACTTGAAATTAATTATCTTTCAACAATCAATAAGATTAAAACAGTAGGATCTGACGTAATCCATAAGGAAATTAACTCAGTTTTCTTTTTGTATCAAATGTGTTTGGAGATGGAAAATCTACAATACGTTAAATTTAATCTTCATAAAGATAAAAGTTATAGTCGAATGATTAACATTGAAGATAAAAAGGTTCTTCAATTTAGCTTTAAAGTAATCACAGCAACTCTCAGACTTTTTGATTTATATACTGAAGATGAACTACCACACGTTAATAAAATCCTAGAAGAGATTGGTGTACTTTATCCTGAAAAACCATACAATCGTGTTTTTGCCAGTGAACTTTCTGACAAAATAGATATGTATGTTGAATCGCATTCAGAAGATGACCACAATGCTGGGATTGTACTCGACATACTTGATATTTTAGAGGCAAAAATGGAGGTAGAAAATTCATTAATTTTATTAATCACAGACTACTAGAATTTCAAGAATATATACAGTATAAAAATACTGTTATCAATGAAATTTTTTAGTAACTTTGGAAAGAGAGAAGGGCTAGTTTATATTATAGTTTCTCTATGGGTAATTATGGGACTTTTAGGTGCCTATAAAAATGCTAGTTTTGCAGATCTTGCAATATACTTTGGATCCCTAACAGCATATGCTGCAACTTATATTTGGGCCGAAGCAAAACGCCCTAGTACAAAAACCGCAATCTTTAAAAAGGGTCCAAATTCCCGAAGAGAAGTAATGATATATGTTGTCGTTATTATTTGGGCAATTGCTGGAGCCGGAGCTATTTGGTTTAAAGCAAACATTGGAGAACTTGCATTATATTTCGTTTCATTAACAGGTTTTGTAGCATCTTGGATTGCTGGTGAAGTTTATACACCGCAAGACAGTGTTAATAAAAAAATTGAAGACTAATGGTAACAGGATATACTGCAAATGAATACGGCGATTTCTTTATAGCATCATTAACAACTCCTTATACTAATACTTTAAAAATTATTGATTGGGAAGTTATTGTAGGTGTAAAAACACCTCAAATGACGGGTACTATCAATATTGAATTTAATGAAACTACAATTATCGGTGTAGGTACCCAATTTACACAATCATTTATAATTGGCGAAAAAATTGTTATTGGTAATATAGAATACGTTATTGAAAACATAGTTTCTCCACTTGAAATGGTGGTTGAAGAACCATTACATACTACAGCAAACGGTGTTCAATATTATAGACCAGCTGATGTCGATAATTTCTTTGAGTACGAATATAGATGGTCACAGTCTGGATCTGTTTTTTCAGAGTTTAATCCATTAAATCAAGGTCAAGCTTATGGAGATTTATTAGCGCTAACATTCGACACAACAAAACCATTATGGATTGATGTGAAATCTGAAGTTGGAGGTTTAACAACCGGAAATACAATATCTTTATTGTCAATAACGTATACAATTGAAACAGTTGATGGGATTATAGAATCTTGTCCAAATTTTTGTGCAGAGTGTACTGATCCGTTTGCAATGAATGGATGCGCAAATATTCAAGTTGCATGCGTACCTGGAAATCAATTTAATCCTTATGCCTTAACAAAATCCGTTAAATTATATAAACAATTAGTTAATATTGTCAATGGCATTTTTGGACATCAGGTTAATTATTTTAGAACTGAACCGGATGTAAGAACAACTGATGTGATTTTAATGGAATATTCTCTACATAATGTTGTAGATAATCAAACCATTAAGATTTTAGTTCCCGATAATGAATTTCCAACAGAAGCAAATACCTACGATATTTTTGGAATTGAGCTTGAAGATTTTGAAGTTCATATCACAAACGAAGAATTTGTAACTTGGTTTGGCGCAGGAAAAACACCAAGAAGCAAGGATTACATGTACATTCCAATCATTAACAGAATGTATGAGATAAGTTCAGTTTCTTTAGCAGATGAATTTAATAAGTCAAATTCATACTGGAGAGTTAAATTGGTTAAATATCAAGATAGAAATGATGTTATCAAAGGTCAATTTGATGCAGCAACTGATGTTCTAATTACTGGAATTGATGAGATATTTGGAGAAAAGATCCAAGAGGAATATACTAAGAATTTAAAACAAGAACAATTCCAAACAGTTATCACAACATATCGTGATGGTATCAGGGAATTTGTTAGTAGAAATATTAAGATCAGGGATTACGATCTTAAAAATAGATGGACTGTTGTTAGTAAAAATTACTATGATTTGACTACACTTCCATTAGATGAAGCTGCTCTATATTATGAAGCACCTTCTAGTGTTGCTATAGGTTCTGATGCAGCATTCACTGCATGGTTTTCTCCACAGTTTGATAACGCTTCAACTCAAGAATATTTCCTATTTGGTGATAATGCAGCAATGACTGGTTTCAAATTAACATTGACGAATACCGTACTTAAATTTAAAGTCAATGGTATGACTGAAGAATTTACACATGGAATAACATTCGACTCAAATAAATGGTATGCGTATGTTATTAACGTTAACAATACATTCTCACAGTTGGGTGTTTCAATATATAGTCTAGATCCTAATAGTAATATGAATGTAAATAACTTAGGACAGGTAGTAACACCACAGATGTCTTCTAATAATTTAATAGAAGAGTTTATTGAAAATAGGCCAATGAACGTACCATTAACATGGAGTTCATCTTCAAAATATGGTTTAAGAGGAAATGGAATGTTCATGACAAATATTAGAGTATTTAATGCACCTATAGAATTTGAACAACATTCAAATGTATTAAATCAATATGTTGTTAGAGATAATCAATTAGCAGTAGTTATTGACAACTCTATTCCATCTCTAGGATTCCAGAAGTTTGCCAACGCCAGATAATATTGATACATATATTATCTAACAAAACAAACATTTATGTCAGAAAATAAAAGTATAAGAGACCAAGCTGAAGATATTAGAAGGGATCTTGATGAATTAATCGGCGGAGATAGTTCCGCTGAAATTTCAGATGTTATAGAAACAGACCCAAAACTTCCAGCAAAAAGACCCGAATCATATATGTCTTTTAGTGAACTTAAAGAAAGTTCAACTAAAAAAGCAAAGAAAACAATTTCAGCCTTAATGAAGTTTTATCTTGATGCTGATATTATTGAAAAGGACGAATATATCCAGGCTAAAAAGAAGATGGACGAAATGACAATGAGTTCATTAGTTTATCAATTACAAGCCGGGGAACGAGCACTTACAACACTTCTAGAAGCTATTGAAGATGGAGAAGTTGCACCAAGAATGTTTGAAGTTCTAGCAACTCTACAAAAATCAATGTTAGATATTATTAAATCTCAAACAATGTATCTAATGGCCACAGAGGAAAGTACTAAAAGAATCGCCAGAGATATTGAAATCTATCGCAAAAAAGACGATATTAGAGAAATAGAATCTTCAGGTGGAGATTCAACTTCTGGAAACATTCAAAGAGGTTCAAAGGATCTGATGAGAATGATTAGAGAAGGAATCGACAGCTCAGAACAAGATATTGAAGACGTAGAAATAACAGAATAATATGAGTGATTACGTAGGAGATAATAAATGGATTCCTAGTGGAGAATCTGATGCAGATTCTCAAAAGCTGATCTGGTCAACGAAAATAGTTAATGACTTAGTAGTTGCCCTAGATAAAGGTTATAGACCACAAGTGAGTCTTCCATTTTACGAAGGTAAACAATTTCTAAGAAAAGGTAATATTGTATTTGAATATACCGATGCAGAAATTGCAGAATTAGCAAAGTGTGCAAATGACATTGTATATTTTGCTGAAACTTATGCTGTAGTAATGACAGATAATGGTGTTCAAAAAGTAAAACTTAGAGAATATCAAAAGGACTTATTAAGAGATTTCCAACACAACAGATTTAATATTGTATTGGCATCGAGACAGATGGGTAAAACAGTAACTGCCTCAATTTTTAATGCATGGTACCTTACATTTAATTATGACAAAACTACGCTACTACTTGCAAATAAATCTGAATCTACAAAAGAGATTATTGACAAAGCGAAAGTAGTTATTGAAAACTTACCATTCTTTATGAAACCGGGAATTATCAAATATGACGTTATGAACGTTAGATCTGATAATGGTTGTCGTTTGGTTGGACAATCAACAACTGCAAAATCTGGTATTGGTTTTACGATTCATAATTTATACTTAGATGAGTTTGCTCACGTTCACCCAACAATTGTGGATTCATTTTATGAAAACGTTTATCCTACACTTTCTGCATCGAAGATTTCAAGAATCAATATTACTTCTACACCAAATGGATTTAATAAGTTCTATGAAATTTTTGCAGATGCCGAACAAGGAAAAAACGAATATAAAGCAACCAGAATCGATTGGTGGCAACATCCAGATCGAGATGATGCATGGTACCAAAGAGAACTTGGAAACTTAGGATCTGAGGATGCATTTAATAGACAATATGGAAATGAGTTTACCAGTTCATCAAGTTTATTGCTGAGTCCTGGTACAATGAAAAGCATCCGTAAAAATGCAAAGAAATTTATTTGGCACGATCTTGAGGATTTTGAAAATATACATATCGACACTGAAGGATTTTTAGCATTTGACCCTGATTTTGATGTTGAAGAAGCATCAGAATCTGATAGATACTATTTATTTTCAGTAGATATCGCCGAAGGAAACGGTGGAGATTACTCAGTGATTAACGTGTTTGAAGTCGAACCAATGGAGGATAAACATATCGAGAATTTCATTACACCAGGTGCAATGTATGATTTCTTTATGATTAACCAAGTTGCTGTTTTTAGAAGTAATGAACATCCAATTGAAGATTTTGCAAAAATATTATATACTTTAGCAATTGACGTTTTCAACCCAGAAAATGTTAAAATGATTATTGAGTTCAATACTTATGGAAGTATCTTGTTACAATATCTTTCAACAGTTTTCCCAGGTAGAAATGATTTTGAGGACGAAATGGTGTTAAGATTTAAACATAGACATGATTCAAAAGTTCCAAAAGCTGGACTTAGATTAAAGTCAGATAATAAGGCAATTTTCTGTCAAAACTTTAAAAAATTGATCGAAACAAACAGAATTAAAATAAATGATATAACGACAGTTCAAGAAGCCAGTCTTTTTGGTACAGTTAAAAATGGAAGTTATGCTGCTCAAATGGGAAATGATGATACAATCATGACTTGTATTACAGCAACTGAATTTTTTGGAACAACCGATTACGCTGATTACGTCGAAGAATTATTGGATGTTATTGAACCGGAAAAACACGAACTTATGGAGAAAATTCTTTATAAAGATAATGATGTTCAAGGAGATATGCAATACGATATTTACGATTTATTGTAATCTCCATCCAAAAAAAGGATATATAATAAAAGAAAAAAAATACACTTAAAATTATGGCACTAAGTCCGCAATTATTAAATTTTAAGAGCTCAGGAGTTTATAGACTTGAGTTTGATAAATCTCAAACAGCGAACATTAACGTTGAGACTCTTAGATTAGTAGTAGGTCACTCTAGAAAAGGACCTTACAACACTCCGGTTTTAATTGATTCAGTAGAAACATTTACTAATGTTTTTGGTTCAATTGATAAAGGATTAGAAAAAAAGGGAATGTTTTTCCACAGATCTTGTCTTGAATCTCTTACAAGAGGTCCAATTTTAGCATTAAACTTGGCTAAATTTGATACAGGAATCGATATTGCATATTATCAATCACTTTCAACTAATGGTTCTATTGATGGTAATACTTCAACATCCGACAATGGAGATTATGATAAATTTTTCGACAATGATAAATTCATGACACCATCTGATTCTGCAACTTTAGCAGAAATTGCAAATGGTGACAATAATTTATTAAATTTCGTAAACATCAAACAAGATTCAATTACAGTTATCGTAAGACAAGCTGCTTCAGTTAAAGAATTTGATTTAACTGCAAGAGAATGGTACGGTGAAGGAAATGTTCCTGAATACTTAAATGAATTTGACAGAATGTCAGATTTTATGGTTGATGTACTTGTATTTAAAGGAGAATTTGATGCTGCTGCAATGGCAAACGATCCAATTTATTCTGCTTATTTTACAGCGAACGGATTAATCAAATCTAAATTAAATGAATTTGCTAACTTAAGACAAGTTAGTTTAATTGCACAATACACTGGATCTATCTTACCAGGATTTAAAGACCTTGAAGGTAGAAACTTATACATTGAATCAATTGTTAATGCAGAAGCTAGAAGAACCGGTTTATTCTGTGCAGTTGATGAAGATGCAGTACTTAATGATAATGGAACTAAAGTTGATTTCGTTGGGCATATTGCAGACGAAACACAAGATTTCGAATTATTATCACATGTAGTTGGACAAGAAATTCACGTACACCATCCAATTCAATTAACTGGAATTGAAACTATTACAGTTACCGGTTCTACATTAGAAATTGAAGATATTACACAAGTTGAAGCAGATCTTGCAACTGAAGGAGAAGATTCTTTATTAGCAGCGGTTTCTGGAGAATATACAATCATTACAAATGCTAACTGGTCTCAGACGACACCAGTTAGCATTACAAATGCTAACTGGTCTCAGACGACACCAGCAACGCCAGCAGTTGTACCAAACCAATCACAATTCTTTAACAGTGGTATTTCTCCTTTAGCAGTATCTTATGATTCATTAAATAATGAAACTACTATTATATGGAATCAAATTTTAGCAGATGCTAATCAACAACTTAACGTTGGTGATTGGTTAGCAGGTCCTTTAAATACAGGAGTTGATAATGCTGAAATAATCAGTATGACAGATGCTGGTGGTAATGCACCTACTACAATTATCGTAGCAGGGCCTATTCACTCACAATATAGTGGATTAGGTTCAGGAGCTCCAGCTGCTGTATATGATGGAACTTACACAGCTGCTTTACCAGCACTAGGAACCCTTACATTAGATTGCGATGCTAACATTAGCAACACATATACTACATTATCTGGAACTACAGGAGAATTCGAATTCTTACATGTTTCAAATAGTAGAGTAGCACTATACACTTTTGGAGATAATTACAATGGAGTTGTAGCTGCTGGTTTAAATGGAAGTACTAGTTTTACTGTAACTTATTTAACTTCAGCTCTTCCGTTAGTATTTAACTTCCCAATTGTACCTGGAGATTATGTAGATTCATTAACAGCTGGTAGACTTGCAAGAGTTAGTAGAATTTCTAAGAAATTTGTAGGAAACAATACAGTATTTGAAATATTTACCGATATTACGCCAGATTATTCTGATAGAATTATTAAATCATTTGAAAATGCTTCAGATCATTACAAAACTTTCGTTTTACCAAAAGCTGAAATTACAGTTAAAAACTTAAGTACATATTTATCAGTTCTTTCTGGTGGTATTGGATTGTATGATGCATTAGTTGATAAAGATATGATAGACTTTAGATATGTTGTAGATACATTTACTTCATTCGATGAAAATGGTTTAAACACTAAATCAAATCTTTCTCAATTAGCAAAAGACAGACAAAATGCTGCAGCAATTTTAAATGCGCCAACAATCGAAGATTTCAAAAAATCTACAGATCCATCATTTACTGATGAGAATGGAGCATTCGATACAGCTTATATAGCAACTGGAGGTAACCAAGATAAAAATCCTACTAAAGTTTATTCTTTACCAAGTATTAATGCAGGAGCAAACTACGCGTTCTTCTACGGACCTGGTTTAATAGTAAGCGATAATGGAAAAGATATTATTGTTCCACCTGCTGCTTATGTTGCTAATAACTACATGGACAAATACACTAACGCTTTACCTTGGTCAATCGTTGCTGGTCCAAGACGTGGTGTTGTATCTGGTGCAAACGTTAAAGGAGCTGAATATTCATTTGACAAAGATGATAGAGACATTTTAGAACCATTCGGAATCAATCCAATTGTATTCCAAAGAGGAACTGGATTAACGATCTTAGGAAATAAAACTGCACAGCAATCTATTAAATCTGCGCTTTCTTCAGCTCACGTTAGAGAAGCACTTATTTATATCCAAGATGGTATGGCAAATATCCTTAAAGATTACGTATTTGAATTTAACAATGTTCAAACAAGACTTGAAATTAAAACTTTAGCAGATTCATTCTTAGAAGGTGTTAAACAAGACGGTGGAGTTTATGAATTTAAAAATGTAATGGATCAATCTAATAATACTAATGAAGTTATCGACAACAACATGGGTATTATTGATACTTACGTTGAACCAGTTAAAGGTTTAGAAATCGTAGTTCATAGAACAACAATCCTAAATACTGGAGAAATTCAATCAGGTAACTTAGGTTAATCAGATATATAAAAAAATAAAACATTAATAAACATGGCTTTACCACATTATTCACAAGACCAAACGTCTAGAAAAGGTAGAAACTTCGAACCAGTACAAGGTAATCTATTCGAAGTTACAATTCTTCCTCCACAAGGCGTTTCGGATGCGACACTATTGCTTCAACATATTAATTCAATCTCAGGATTAGAATTCTATAAAGAAGTTGGTGCTATTGAACAAAAATATAAATTTGTAACAAGATCTTATGCAGGTACTCCTGATAATACTTCAGTTGACGTAACAGTTAACTTCTCATTGAACTTAAATGAGGCTAATCAAGCTTACCTTTATAAATCATTGAGACAATGGTATAACTTAAGATATGATCCGAACACAGGTTCTATGGGACTTAAAAAAGATTATGTAGGTACTATCGTTATCGTACAGTTCAACAGAGCTGGAGATATTTATAGAACTATTACATTGGAAGATTGTCAAATCACTTCAGGTTTAGGATTCACTACTGAATTAAATTACGAAAGTGCAGATGCTGCTACTTTAGAAGTAACTTGGAGATGCGACGCTTGGAAAGAAGTTTTAGCATAATTATTCTATAATCATGGGGAATAGTTTTTAATTATTCCCCATTTTTTTATGAAACAAAAACATAATATAATGATAATATAATATATAGATGGATAAATTGACAAAAAAGTTACAGGTTCTTCTGTCAGAAGACGAGGTATCTTTGATTAATCGAATCATCTTGAATGAAGCAATTGAGACGGGTCAACGACCTATTTCAATTTCTGCTTTTATAAGAGATGTTATTCGAGAGGAAATCGAAAAAAAGGCTAATAGTATCAAGCCTTTCGAAAAAATTGATATTAAAAAACTTAAAGACAAATAATTTATGAGTAACGAAAGTAACGAAAACGAAATCAACTTAGAAGACCAATACAAGAATATGGTTCAATCTAACGAGTCACAAGAAACCCAAGAAGAGCCCGTTAATTTAGGAAGGGTTAATATGGATCGATTTAATGGTGAAAAGGCTGAAAGTGCAGATTTCCATTTAGGGTACCATGTAATTCCTACACTTTCATTACCATCAGGCGGTATGTTTTACCCAGACGGTACTGAAATTTCAATTAGATCTGCAAAAGTTGCAGAGATTAGACATTTCTCAACAATTGATGAAACTAACGTTTTAGATATTGATGAAAAATTAAATCAAATTTTAGAATCTTGTATTAGAATAACCTCAGCAAACAAAAGACTGTCTTATAAAGATATTCTTGAAGAGGATAGATTTTACATTATTTTATCAATTAGAGATTTAACTTTCCCGGAGCCAGAATCTAACCTTAAAATCGACCATATGTCGAAAAAAGGAGAAAAGCACGAGATTGAAATTAGAAAAGAATTCTTTCAATACTTTAAAATTCCAACTGAATTAGACAAGTATTACGATTCAGAAAGAAAATCATTTATGATTGAAACGAAATCTTTTGGAACAATCGAAATGACTCCACCTGTTATTGGAGTTATGCAGAAGATTACTGCTTACATTAAAGAAAAGCAACAAAAAGGTCAAAAAGTAGATCAATCAATTCTTCAAATTATTCCTTATTTGAATAAGGATTGGAGAGGTTTTAGCGATAAAACAATCTTTGAATTTGAAATTGAATTAAATGGATGGTCAAACAAAAAATACAATTTAGTATATACATTGGCTGAAAAGATGAAAATTGGAGTTCAACCAAATATGCTAGTACAGTTAGGGGACGAGGAGGAGGAAGTTCCCATCACCTTTCGTGACGGCATCAAATCTCTTTTCGTTGTTCAAGATATCGCTGGAGAACTTCTTTAAGGTTAAATTTCATATTTACCTTAAATTACATATTCAACCAACAGAGCTTGAAAAACTTGAGTATTATGAATTCCATTATCTCGTTAAAGATTTAATAGAACATATCAAGGAGGAGAATAAACAGAACCAAGGGCAGAATGATGCAACGTCAGGAGCCATGAGTGGAATGAAAATGCCAAACATGAAAATGCCAAACATGAAAATGCCAAATCTCAAATAAAATAAAGGGTCCCTAATCGGACCCTTTTTTATTGGGATATATAATCCTAGAGAACAAGTGTTTATCTTAAAAAAATAGAATCACACGTGACCAACAATACGAAACAAGTTACATTATTAACCAATCCTTTAAATAAGATACAAGCAGCGGCTGAAGCCACTCTTGAACTGGTTGCGAGAATTAGCGAAGTTATTCTTACCGGAGCAACTGGAAAATCCGCGACTGAAACTGGAGATGAGCTTAAAAAGCAAACGACAATATTAAGCGATATTAGAAGTATTTTACAGGAGCAGAATAAAAGATTAGAAAAAGGAGCTGGATCTAAAGGAGGTCCTGGTGGAGGAATGTTTACTCCAATGTCGGCAAAAGATGTTGGATTAACTGCACTAATGATTGTTGGTGTTGCTGGTGCAATTGTTGCAGCAGCTGCATTATTCACATTAGTTCCAGTTATTTCAATAGGACAATTACTTACTGTGCTAGCAGTTGCTGGTATTTTTGCACTTATTGCACCTACATTTGTTAAAATTGCCGAGGTTCTTGGTAGAAATTCTAGAGATATTATTGGTAGTGGAGACAATAGTGCAGACTTAAGTAATCCAAAATCTATGTTTGCTCTTGCTGGAGCAACAACATTAGCAATGGCAGCAATAGCACTTTCACTAGTTTTAAGTGGTGCAATATTTATGTTGATGCCGATGGTTAATCCAGTTCAATTATTACTAGCACTTGCAGTTGCAGTTATTATGATACCTGCTGCTTTTGCATACTCATTAATTTTAAAAGCAACTAAAGATCTTAAGAAAGAACAATTAATATTTGCAGCAATTGCCATTCCATTAATGGCACTTGGTATCGTTGGAGCAGCATATGCATTCATGTTAATGCCGAGCAATCCAGTAGCACCAGATCCACTATGGGTTCTTAAATCTGCATTTGCAATTGGTTTATATGCAATTGGTTTCTATTTTATTATGAAAGCAATTAAAGGAGCCGAAATTAAAGATCTTATATATGGTACTATTGCAATCCCATTAATGGCACTTGGAATTACGGCGGTCGCTGCAATATTCCAATTATTCCCGGCAGTAGATGCTAGTATGGCGCCAGACCCTTTATGGGTTCTTAAATCTGCGTTCGCGATCGGTTTATACGCAATTGGTTTCTACTTTATTATGAAAGCAATCAAAGGAGCAGATATTAAAGAACTATTATATGGTTCTATTGCAATTCCTTTAATGGCAATTGGAATATTAGGAACTGCTCTTATTTTCCAAGGATTAGCTGTAATTTCTGATTATTTAGCACCAGATCCACTGTGGGTTCTTAAAGCTGGATTTGCCTTATTAATATTTGCAATTCCATTCTTTATAGTTTCTAAAGCAATCAAAGGAATGACCTTAAAAGAAATGATCTTTATGGCAATAGCACTCCCAATCGTAGCATTTGGAGTTCTTGCAGCTGCATGGATTTTCCAAGCCCTTCCTGATGTTTATAAAGCACCTGAAGCCGAATGGACACTTAAAGCCGGATTGGCAATGGTTATTTTTGGAGCAGCATTATATCTTTCTGGTAAGTTATTATCAAGTATGGGTATTGGAGATTTATTTAAAGCACTTATTGGCGTTGCCGTAACTGCATTTGCAATTATTGCAGTTGCTTGGATTTTAACATTAGCGCCAGGAACTTGGATTGCGCCACCATTAGATTGGACTATTAATACAGGAGCAGCACTAGGAGTTATGGGACTTGCTATCGTAGCAATGGGACTAGCAGTTGCCGCATTAACACCAGTTACTCTATTATTAGGAGCACTTGGTATTATTGTTGCTGCTATTACAATATTAGCAGTTGGTTGGATTCTTGCTGGATTAGCACCTGTAATGCCACAATTAATAACAGTTGCCCAAGGATTTACAGCAATGTTATTAGCACCAATTAATGGAATGGTTGATGTTTTTGCCCGATTTAAAAATGAAATTGGAGTTGACAATATGCTTGGTCTTGCGATCGGTATTGCAGCATTAGGAGGAGCATGGTTAATCTTTACCGCAGCCATGGCTGGTTCAAGTATTGCATCTGGAATTGGTAATGCGATTGGAGGTTTACTTGATGGAATTGGTTCACTTTTTGGAGGCGATCAACCATCACCGATAGAAATATTAGAACGTCTGGCTGTAATAGCACCAGATGTGAATAAACTTGCAATACCATTAATAAATGTTGGTAAAGGGTTCTCGATGATTAACAGAGGTGCAGCTATGACGATGAAAGCATTTACTGCGCTTACTGATCTTCATGAAGATATTGATGTTGATGATTTCAATGCACAGGCAAAAGCATTTGATAGTATTTCAAAATCTTATGTTCGTGTTGCACATGCAAGTAAAGCAATGGACATTAAAGCACTTTATGCAACTACAAATATGTTTAAGGCTCTTGACGATTTAGCTAAAAATGGAGGAGAATCTGCAATGGGAGTTCTTGCTAATAAATTAATGGATGCTGTAAAACAACTTACAGGAACTGTTATTAATCTTGAAAAATCTGTTGAAAAACAAGGTAAAGCTACTGGTGGAATTGGAGATGCTCTTTCTGGCGCAATTAGTACTGTTAAAGAAACGGTAACTGGTGTTAAGAAAAATGTTGATGCCATGAATAAAGACACAAAAGAAGCTAAACTAGATATTCAACCGTTAATTGATGCAATTAAAGATCTTGAAGATAGATTTGATAGCTCAATTGGGGTGTATATTGTTGAGAAATAAACTTTTTAGAACCTTCATATATAATACTAAACCTTAATATCATGAAATACCTTTATTTTAGTGCACCGTGGTGCGGACCTTGTAAACAACTAGCTCCAAAAATGGAATTGGTTGCTGAGGCAAATATTACTGTTGAAAAAATCTTAGTAGATTCAGACACAGAAACAACACAAAAGTATGGAATCCGAAATATTCCAACTGTAGTATTAATCGACGAGAATGGAACCGAACTTGAAAGATTCGTAGGAGTTAACACTGTTGGATTCTATCTTGAAAAATTTGAGAATCATGCTAACTAGAGAATCAATCGTACAGAGATTATTAGATGAAAAACTAATAAGTGCTGAAGAAGCTGTTGTCTTATTAAAGACTGAAGTTACTAAATGGTTACCAAGTCCAAACCAAAATCCATGGATTGGTCCAGGAATACCATCATATCCTGCTCAGCCATATCAACCATTTACTCCAAACCAACCGATTAATGTACCGTATTGTGATTGGCATACTGGTGGAACAGGAAATCCAAATCCAGTAAGTTTTACAACAACATATACTGCACCTGGTATAAACAAAAACTTCACAGACAAATAGTGAAAAAACTTTCATTGTTAATATTATTGACCATAGCATTCCTTTCTTTGGGGGTAACTTCTCCAGGATTAAAGAATGTTACGGTCAATAATTCTGTTTATTCAATCGTTTATTCTCAGGACTTTGAACAACCTTTAGAAATAACTTATGTTGTTAAATGTAATAGAAATTCTAAAAAATATTACAACAGAAAGGGTCTAAATTTTTATAAGCCAGAAGGGATTCATACTTCGGATGATGTTGATTATTACAATAATGTTTGGGACAAAGGTCACATGGCACCAGCCGCTGATTTTAATTGTGACTTAAATACTCTAAAACTAACATTTTCTTATGTTAATTGCGCCTTACAACATCAAGACCTTAACCGTGGTCAATGGAAGGTGTTAGAGTCATACGAGAAGGAACTTGCAATTAATAATGAGGTAACAATTAAGATTTATCTTGATTTCGTAGGTTCAACCAGGTCAACTACAGGAGCAATGCTACCTTCAGGATTCAGCAAGATAATTTATTTGAATGGTAATAAATTTAAAAGCTATTATTTTCCAAATAGAAAATTGGAAGGATCTTATGAAAAATATCTAGTTAGCAAAAATTAAAAAGCCAAGGTTATTTACCCTGGCCTTTGTAAGATTTTTTGTAGTTGCTAGCTCCCTTGTTCTTAGTAGTTTTAGTTTTAGCGTGAACTCCTTTTCTTTTCTTTTTTGGTGATTCTGTAAAAGCACCACCAGTTGCATTCTTTGCCATGATTTCATAGATATTTTTTAGGTTAATATATTTATTTGACGACTTAGTGAAAAAAAGTCACAAAACGTTTTACCGTGTCAAAAAAATATATTATATTTACATATCAAATTAAAACAAATGGAAAAGAAAAAACTTACAAAGATAAATTTCACATTAGAGGAATGGTTCGATGCCCTAAAAGTACCGACTCCTCATAGAAATAAAAAGAAATACTACAAGAAAACCAAGCACAAGGGTAAGGACAAGGAAGATTGTTAATAACTTTAACAAAAAATTAACATAAAAAGTTTTCGGGTTTAAAATGAATTGATTATATTTACATATCAAATTAAAACAACAACAATCATGAAATTAATCTATATGGAGCAAACGCTAAATTTAATAGCAGCTCAAAATTTAGAAGTAGCAAGAGCAATCATTTCAACAGGAATTGTTAAGCAATCGGAAGTTGGAACTTATTTATTAATTGAAACAAAATCAGAAGAACAAATATAATTACTATGGAAAAATTAGCAACAGGAATTGGAATGATTTTAGGTGGAATCGCACTTATTATTTTCGCAGCAATCTTATTGGCATGGCCAGTACAATTATTATGGAATGGATGTTTAGTTGATGCAGCTGATGGGATTCACCCAATCGGATTTTGGCAAGCAATGGGACTAAATTTCTTATTCTCAATTTTATTTAAAGCAAACGCAACTTCTAACAAAAAGTAATGGAAACAGTAATCTTTGATCTTGACGGAACTTTAGCGCATATCGATGTGAGACGTGCTAAAGCTACAAAACCTGATGGCAAAATTGACTGGGACATTTTCTTTGCTCCGGAAAACATTCAATTAGACGAACCAAATCTACCAGTTATTAAAGTTTTAAAAGCATTAACTGATCAATATTGTATCGTAATTTTCAGTGGAAGAGACGATATCAGCGTTAATGAAACTATAGAATGGTTAGCTTCTGTTGGTGTTTATCCAGACATGATTAAGATGCGTCGTCATGGTAGTTATGTACCTGATGATAAATTAAAGAAATTGTGGTTAGACGATTTAAGAAAAAAAGAACACAACGTTATTTGTGCTTTTGATGACCGAGACAAGGTTGTTAAAATGTGGAGAGATAATGGAGTTCCTTGTTTTCAGGTTAATTACGGAGACTTTTAAAAAACAAAATATGCCAGAATTAGCAGAACTAAGACTTACCGCGGATTATATCAATCAAGAGGCGAATGGCAGAATTTTTACTAAAATCAAAAAGAATCCAGTTCACAAAGGAGCTGATATTTTCGAAGATATTGATTTTCCATTTACACTTTCAGCCGAAAGTCGAGGAAAAGAATTAAGATTAGAAATAACATCAGTTCCTACGAATGCTCCAGATAAAAAGGTTCATCACTTAATGATGGGCATGGGAATGGCTGGACATTTTAATTGGGTACCTCCTGGAACCATTTCAAAACATTCACATTTAAAGTTTGTAACTGAGGATGGTACTCTTGATTTTGTTGATGTTCGTAGATTTGGAAATTGGAAATGGGGTAATTGGAATAAAGATCGTGGACCAGATCCAACTGTGCAATTTCAGGACTTTATTAGAAACATAAAAGATAACTTACACAAAAAAGATTTTGACAAACCGATTCACGAGGTTTTAATGAATCAACGTTGGTTTAATGGGATTGGTAATTACTTAAGGGCTGAAATCTTATATAGAGTGGATGTAAATCCATTCCTTCCAGCCAGAGAAGTCTTGACAAATCATAATGAAATATATGCACTTTGTCGAGCAATTCCAAGCCAAGCTTATATGTTGGGCGGTGGAGAACTTAAAGATTGGAAAAATCCATTTCAATTTGAAACATTAGAAGATGTTAAAATGGGTTGGAGAGAATTCATGTTATGCTATGGAAAATCTGGAATGGCAACAATGCTTGATAAAGGCGGTCGAAGATTTTGGTATGACCCAAAATGGAACAATAAATTAAATTAAATGAACGGAAAAATTGCAATTGTCGGAGCAGCGGCAACAGGTAAAGATTACCTAAGAAAAAGAATGATGGACCGTGGAATGGTATATGGAGTTTCATGTACAACCAGACTTCCTAGAGAAGGCGAAGTTCACGGTAAAGATTACTACTATTTAACACCAGAAGAATTTGAATCTAAAATCGAACGAGGAGAATTTGTAGAATGGCAAGATTTCAATGGTTGGAAATATGGTTTAACTAAAGATGAATTTGAAAGATGTGATGTAATGATTCTAAATGCTGAGGCAGTCACTCTTTTAAATGCAGAATACAGAAACAGGTTGTTTGTTATATACTTAGACATCGCAGAAGAAACTCGCAGAGAACGTTTAGGTGTTAGAGACGATAAAAACGATTCAACAGATCGAAGAATTATCGCAGACAATGAACAATTTAGAAACTTTTCTGATTTTGATTGTAAAATAACTAATGAAAATTTTTAATAATATATAAATTCTAAAACAAATAATCATGGCGAAAGCAAAAACATTAAGTCAATTAAAAGACCTACGTGCTCAATTAGAAGTTGAAGTTAACGAGGCACAAACAGAATTAGCAACTAGAGAATATTCTGTAGATTTGGAAAACACACAAAACATCAATGCTGTTTTGAAACAAATCGATAAAAGCTACGAGTGGAACATTAAAAATGCCGCTTTCTTGATTAATCTTTATGATTCTATTTCAGATCAGAAAAAAATCAATGCAAACGCAGAAGAAAAAACTTCGGTTGTTCTTTTAAACTCTATGCAACTTAATACTCTTTATACTGTATTGACAAACATCACAGGGACTGGTATTGAATCAGCTAGAACATTCACAAGATTATTAACAAACGTAGGAGCTCAAATCTCAGAAGCGTTAAAACAAACATCAGATGATAACAAAGTAGTTCAACAAAAACACGTTGAATTGGCTGAGTTAGACATTGCAATTGATGAAGCTTCAAAACCAACAGTTCCAACTGAAGAAGTAGCACAGTAATTACTATGAAACTAGCAAGTAAATCTAAGAAAAGATTAGATCTACTAGAAGCTATCCTAGAAGGAATCACAACTCGTGATGTATTCGAAACAATTGATTATAAGTCTCAGAGTGAGGATAAGATAAAACAATTTATCTATCCTCACCTTCTTACTCAATTAACAGAGTATGTTATGGAGAAAAAAGGCTTTAGTAGAGGTCTCGCAAAAGAAAAAGCGAGAACAATGATTAAATGGGAAGGTAATGTAAATACAACTGTGAAAAATATTCAATTCATGGGTACTGCAAACCGACCAGATATGACTCTTGAAAGCGAAGGGGTAACTATTGCCATCGAATTTAAAAAAGGAGATAGAGGTAATGCACTTCGTGAGGGATTCGGTCAATCCCTGATTTATTCAACTGCATATGACTTTGTTATTTATATGTTCATCGACACGTCTGATGGGGGTAAAATAGTAAATGGAGCAACTGCAGTTAGCGAACAAAGATTTTTACAAAATCTTTGGGATAATTTTAATGTCAAATTTGCAATCGTATAAATGAAAGTATTCGTAACATCAAACCAACAGTTCGGCAGACCAGGCGCAATCAAAGCATATAAAAGACCGTTTTCTGATCTAAACGAAATGAACCAAGAACTTGTTAGTGCTTGGAATTCTGTAGTTTCTCCAGAAGATATTGTATATGTTCTTGGGAACTTTGCATGGGATCCTGAAACATCAGAAGTCGTTATTAAGCATCTTAATGGGGATATTGTAGTTATTAGTGGTGAATTCGACAAGGCAACAGCAGACATCGCAATTACCCTAGGTTTTGATGATATTGATTTTCTATATAATGCTATCGAGCATCATCCTGAGGCAAATGTTGTTATGTCGTATTGGCCTTTAATGGATTGGCCAAATAAATCTAAAGGAACTTATTCTATTATTGGACATCCAAGTTCAAAATACAAAACAAACCATAAAACAAGAATAATCAATTGTGCATGTGACAATTGGGAATATAAACCAGTTGAAGTTACAAAGCTAATTGAATTGTTCGAAGATGTTAATCAATAATTGTTAATAACTTTAACAAAAAATTAACATAAAAGTTTTTCCGATTCAAATATTATGTTTATATTTGTACTATAATTATTTAAACAAACAAAATCAAATCCATGGCAAGTTACAGAGAATTAACAGAAAACTTTTTACAAACACGTTCAGACGCTGATTTTACAGCATTATTCTACAAAGTTAAACCAGGACTTACGTCTTATATTAACAAAATTGTCAAAGATAGAGAGTTAGCAGAAGATATTGCTATCAACACATTAACAAAGATGTGGACTAAAATCGATCAATACGATCCGCAATACCAAATTACAACTTGGTTATATCGTATCGCATTCAACGATGCATTAGGACATATTAGCAATAGAAACAAACAATCTTCTCTTGATAAATTATCAGAGTTTGGTGTAGAAATTAATGAAGCTGGTGAATTCACTACAGGATTACAAGGTGCATTTGAAGATTATGAAATGAAAACTGAACAAGATTTTATTGACGAAGATAATGATTTAATGGAAAAGTATGGTAGAACTTTAAAAGCTATTGATTCATTAAAAGAAGCTTACAAAGGAATTATCGTTGACCGATTAATTAATGATATGAAATACGAAGAAATTGCAGAGAAACATAACTTGCCTCTTCAAACAATTAAGAATCGTATTCGTCGTGGTAAAGCAATCATCGAAGAAACTGTAGCATAATGGTTGTCGTAGTCTATAGAAAATCAGAACGTTCAAAAACAAAATACATGACTGTATTTGTAAATGAACAAAATCCAGACAGAATTATCAATGGTCGAGCCCGAAAGCCCTTAATTCCAGATGAATATATTATTGATGAAATCGGTGTTGGCGAAAGATTCATTGAAGATTACAAAAAGCAACATAAGATTAAGAAACACGAAAGTGTCGAATAATTTAACATAAATTTAACACTCCAGATTTTTTAGTCTGGAGTTTTTTGTTTATATTTACATATCAAATTAAAACAAACAAAATGATTGAAATACTCGGATACTTTGCAATGATCTTAACATCTTCCTCTTTTTTGATGACAGACGTTAAGAAATTAAGATTAGTTAATATCGCTGGATGTATATCTTGGATAGTATATGGTTCTATATTAGCATCACCTCCGATTATTATAACAAACGTACTAATTTTAGGAATTAATTTATATAAATTAAAAAAATGAAAAATTTAATATTACTTAGAGGATTACCAGGAAGCGGAAAATCTACAACTGTCGGATTATTAGGAGCTGGAAGTTCCGGAACAGCTCATTTTGAAGCTGATATGTTTTTTATGAGAGATGGAGAATACAAATTTGATTTTTCTCAAATTAAAGAGGCGCATAAATGGTGTCAAAGTTCAGTAGAACGAACAATGTTTCTTGGACATAATAGTACAATCATTGTTTCAAATACATTTACTCAAGAATGGGAAATGGATGTTTATTATAAACTTGCTGAAGAATGGGGTTACCGAGTTACTTCCCTAATCGTAGAAAACCGACATGAAGGAGTTAATGTTCACGGAGTTCCTCAAGAAACTTTGGATAAAATGAAACAAAGATTTGAAATTAAACTATAATATATAGATTATGAAAAAAGCAATAATGACATTTGAAAAGTACACTACCTACTCTGAATTAAGTAAAGGTAAGTGGGGTTCTCCTGAAGAACTAATACAGGACGCAAAATTCGTAGTTTCTAGAGTCCTACCGACTAATGACGAAAAATGGATTAAAGATATTCAAGACCAATCAACAAGTGATGGTATTAAATTTCAAGTGACCCTTTCAGAAGGTGATGTTATTCACATGTTCATGGTTGCTAAATGGAGAATGACCGCAGATTCATGGGAATTCTATTTAAACAAAAAGAAAACTAATGTTGTTGATTTAACAAAAGCATTAGAAGAGAAATATATGTCAGATCTTGAGAAATTCTTAAAGTATGCATTTTCATATGATTTCTACGCTCAATACATTGATGATGGTAGAAAATATAAAAGTGCGACCGATAATAATGAAAGGATAATGGCAAACTTTAAAGCGTTGGGCTCTAAAGATAAAAAGGGAGCGATTGAGGCTCTTGAAGCAAAATTTGGAAAAGAAGAGGTGGAAAAGGTATTCAAGTAAAATTGTTCATAACTTTAACATAAATTTAACAATCCAGATTTTTTAGTCTGGATTTTTTTGTTTATATTTACATATCAAATTAAAACAAATACATTATGAAAGATTTTAAAGTACTTAATTTTCAAGACGCAGAAGGAGTTACTAATGGTTCATCACATAAAGGTTATATTAATGCGACTTATAGTCAATTGATAGAAACTCTAGGAGAACCTACATATGACGAACCTTCAGGAGATGACAAAGTTCAAGTAAGATGGGTCGTAGAATTTAACGATGAGATATTTACAATTTATGATTGGAAAACATTCTCAAGAGAATACACAGAAAATAAATTAACCAGATTTAATGTTGGAGGTACAACTTACGCTAGAGATTTCACAGATAAAATAGAATCATTACTTAAATAAAATATAAGATGGAAAATCAAAACTCAGTTTGCTATGTAGGGCAAATCACAGAAATTAAGGCAATCGAAGGTGCTGACAACATTGAATTAGCAGTTGTTGGTGGATGGAATGCAATCACTAAAAAAGGAGAATTCAATGCGGGTTCTCTAGTTGCTATCGCAACAACAGACGCTGTAATTCCACAGGGACTTTCAGAAGCGATGGGAGTAACTTCATATTTACGTAAAGGTCAAAGAGTTAGAACTGTAAAGTTACGTGGAGTTTATTCAGAATGTTTAATCATTCCAATAACTTACATCAAGGCTTCAAGCATCAAGGTCGGTAAGGACTTAATGGAAGAGTTAGGTATTACTAAGTTCGAACCACCAGTTAAGCAAATTCAATTGGCTAACGGTAAAAAAGTTCGTTACCAATCTAACCCAAACTTTACAGTTTACTACAAGTTTCCAAACTTGAAAAATGTTGCTGGAATGTTTAATGAAGAGGATGCTGTTCAAATTACCAGAAAATTACATGGTACTAATGCCAGATTTGGTATTGTTCGTAAGAATAAATTATCATTCTTTGACAAATTGAAGAAATTCTTTGGCTTAGCCGACGAGTGGATTAATTACGAATATGTGTATGGTTCTCATAACGTGGAGAAAGGTAGTGATTCTCAGGGATTCTATTCAACCGATGTTTGGAGAACTTCAGCCGAAGAATATGGTATCAAAGAAAAATTATGGGCAGCCGTAAAAACTAGAGATGTTGAAGAAATTGGTGGTGGATTTGTTCTTTATGGAGAAATCTACGGAGCAGGAATCCAAAAGAATTATGAATATGGTTTAAAAGATACTAGATTTGCTGCGTTCGATTTAACTATTGATGGTAAATATATGGATCCTGAAATGACTCAATATATTGTTGAAGAGGTATTAGAACTTCCACATGTTGAGGTTTTATATGAAGGTTTATGGAATCAAGAAGTTCAGGACAAATTTGTATTCGGTAACTTTATTGAAGGTACTAAAGTTCCTCATGAAGGAATTGTTATCAAACACATCACTGGTGAAAGACAAAAAGTCGCAAAAGTAATCAACCCAGATTACTTGATTTATGGAGAGAAGAACAACATCGGAGATTCTCACTAATATGGCAGTAGATTATAAAAAAGTCCTATTAGGAATGCTAGGCGAAAAGATAGTTGCAAAACATTTTAGGGATTCTGGACATCAAGTCGAAGAATCCCTTGATGTTTTTGATTCGACTAAAGATATGATAATTGATGGTAATAATGTCGAAGTAAAGACAAATGCTCCCTTAATTTATTATGATTCATTTTCAATCCCAAAGAATCAATATAATAAAATAATGAATTCGCATCGAGTTTATTGGCTTTCAGTTCCCCTACAAACCCAAGAAGATAAATTTGCTGGATGTATTTTCGAAATGGATCCAAAGGTTGCAAAGCCACATTTAATTACATTTGGTTCAGGTAAACAAACTATTGGTCTCCGTAGACAACAAGAGGGTATGAAGGTAATTTATAAGATCGAAGATCCTAAATTATTGAATCACCTGAAAAGTCTTTCAACTTCTTATTTATAAGATATATAATCTATGAAAAAAGTACAATTATTCGAAGAATATTCAGCAAATCAGGTAAAATGCCGTGATTGTGGTTGGAAATGGAGACTTGAAGAGGGTGGAAATGACCCTTATGTTTGTCATAAATGTGGTTGTGATAATACACCAGAGATTAATGTTCACATGAGAATCCAAGAAGCAGAAGATAAAGAAACTTCTAGAGAAGCCCTAGACAATGATGCTATCAATACAGCACTTGATAAAAAAGCAAAAGAATCTGGAGTTCCAATCGGAATTATTAGAGCGGTAATGCGTAGAGGAATGGGAGCTTGGAATTCTAGCCACCACCCAGGAGCAACACAAGAACAGTGGGGTTATGCTCGTGTCGGCGCTTTTTTAGAAAAAGGAGAAGGAACTTGGCAAAAAGCAGATGCTGATTTAGCTAAAGAGGTTAGAGATGGTGGTCATGATAAAAATTTACCATGGAAGCCTAAAGAAGATTAAATTATAATAGAGACTTACTGATGTTTCGTAAGATTTGTCGTTATTTCTTTAAAATAAAGTAAGTCTTCTGTTTTATTTAGATATATAATATAACGACAAATCTAAATAAATTTTAATCTTATGAAACATAAACACCACATCGTACCAAAACACATGGGAGGCAGCGATGATCCTGAAAATATTATTGAATTAACTATTGAAGAACATGCATTAGCACATCAATTACTATGGGAAGAATTTGGTAAGAAAGAAGATTGGCTAGCATACCATGGTTTATCTAAGTTAATAGGCAGAGAAGAACTTTTAAAAGAAATATTTTCAATGGCCGGTAAAAAAGGAGGAAGTAATGGTAAAGGAGTTACTGGCAACAGAAAAAATGGAGCAATCGCAAATTGGGAAAAGAATAAAGATTTAATTCTTAAAACGCTTCATGAAAATGGTAAAAAATACGGACACTTAGGTGGAGTTACTAAAGATAAATGGATTTGGATAAATAATGAAAAGGAAGTCAAAAAAGTATTAAAATCTGATGTAATACCTGATGGATGGAAAAGAGGAAGATTACCATTATCTAATGAAACTAAAGAAAAATTAAGAAAAAGTTGTAAAGGTATTAATACAGGTCCTAGAAGAACTAAGAACGAATAATTATGAAACACATAAAACTATACGAAGAATTTCTAAATGAAGCTGAAGAAACTTATAATGATTATCCAGCAGCAGCAAAAGCAAATGCAAAGAAAGCACTTGATTGGAGAGATGAATATGGTCGCGATGAAGTTACTGCAGGTACTCCGGTTGGATGGCAAAGAGCGAACCAATTAGCAAAAGGAGAAAAGCTTTCGAGAGATGTTATTTCGAGAATGGCACAATTTAATCGACATAGAAAAAACTCTGAAATAGATCCAGAATTAAAATCAACTCCATGGAAAGATAATGGATATGTTGCTTGGTTAATTTGGGGAGGAGACGAAGGTGTTGATTGGGCAATTAAAAAAATCGCAGAAATAGATGAAAAAAATTAAATTATTTGAAGACTTCGTAACAGAAGCTGAAGATGGAACAGTTACATTAAACGTAACTATTTCTAATATAGATCAAGAAACTGCAAATGATTTCTTAAAGATGTTTGCTTTTATGGAATGGTGTGGCATCGTAGGTTCAGGTAGAAGTTTTAAAGCATATTTTGACGGAGACGGTCATTTTAGACCGAAAATCAAAGTCGAAGGTATCGATTTAAAGGATGTTGATTTAACTGGAGATTATGATGACGAAAAAAATGACACACTTGACTTAGGTTTTGGTGCATAATAAATATTAAAGAATGAAAAAAGTTAAACTATTCGAGGAATTCGTAAATGAGGAAATGGTCCTTAAAGATTTAGAAGGTAAGTTTGGAATAAAGTTGGATGTGTTTAACACCCCAAATTATATCGAACTAACAAGAATTGAAATACCTAAAGAAAAGAGGGGTCAAGGAATCGGAACAGAAGTAATGGAACTAATCATTGCATTTGCCGACGCTCAAGATAAACCGATATTTTTAACACCATCAAAAGATTTTGGAGCATCATCCATCCCACGATTAGAGAAATTTTATAAAGGTCTAGGTTTTGTAAAAAACACAGACAAAAGTTTAACAAGAAACACAATGGTAAAATACCCAACAAATGAAAAGAATTAAATTATTTGAAGAATTTATGAACGAAGCTGAAAAACCAACTTACGATTCAAATTGCGCAATGTTATATTTTGACTTTCCAATGATGAAACAGATTCACAAGGAAATTGACGCAGAAGACATTTATCACGACGATAATAATGGAGGACATGGATTAGAAACAGAACCTCACTGTACCCTATTATATGGTTTAAAACCAGACGTTTCTCTACAACAAGTAAGGGAAAAGTTGGAAGGATTTGACTTTGGAGAATGTTTAGCACATAACATATCACTATTTGAAAATAAGGATTTTGATGTACTAAAGTTTGATATTAAGGGAGACAATTTACATACTGCAAATAAAGCACTTTGTGAATTACCATATTCTTCAGATTATCCGGATTACCATCCACACATGACAGTTGCATACTTAAAACCTGGAAAAGGAAGTAAATATTTAACTATTTTAAATTCGCAAGAACATTCACTGAAACCGCTACATATTGTTTATAGCATGACAGATGGTTCTAAGCACATTATGAATTTATAATAATTTAACATAAATTTAACAATCCAGATTTTTTAGTCTGGATTTTTTTGTTTATATTTACATATCAAATTAAAACAAGATGATTAGAGATAAACAAGAAAAGACTGGACCAATTATTATCGATCTAACAGGACCTGATGGTAATGCATTTGCTCTGATGGGTTATGCTAAGCGATTTGCAACTCAATTAGGATGGAAAGATCGAGGTTCAGCTCTAATAGAAGATATGATGAGCGGAGATTATGAACATCTTTTAGAGGTTTTTGACAATGCATTCGGTGAATTTGTAATCTTAGAAAGATAATGGCTAAATATAAAATACCTAGACACAGAGTATTTAAAGACTTTGCTCTTGTAAAAACAATAAGTGGTCTCTTCATTTGCCCGGGTTGGATTCCTGTTGAAGATGGTACAACCAGAGATGATGTAGAGTTCAGTGATGATATAATAATTGAACCGGTAAGTGATTCAACAGAAGTGAAGCCAGAACCTCAAAAAGACTTAGAGTTCAAAGTCACATCATCTAATGGTAAATCTGAATATTTGGTTAAAAGACAACGGGGAGTTTGGAGTTGTAATTGTCCAGCTTCTACTTTTAGACGGGGAAGTTGCAAACACATAAAAGAACTTGAAACAAAAGAGGATTTATCAATATAAATACAGTAATAAGAAAAACGGTCCGATAGCTCAGCTGGATAGAGCAACTGCCTTCTAAGCAGTAGGTCGCAGGTTCGAATCCTGCTCGGATCACAATGGAACACGAAGTTTCATAATTAACTAAATAAATTTTAAAATGAAAAAAGTAATTTTCGTATTGGCTTTGGTAGCTACATTAGCAGTAGGTTGTAACAAAACAACTGGAACAACAGAAACAGGAGTAGATTCAACAGCAGTTCAAGTTGATTCAGTATCAGTTGACACAACTGCAGTTGATACAGTATCTGTAGATTCTATTAAACCAACTGTAAAGTAATCAATTAGGCAGGGTTTGTTAACACAGACCCTGTCTAAAAATTAAAGATGCAAACGAAGGTAGTTCATCTTAAAAAAGAACCTTATGATGTTTATATAGGTCGACCCTCAAAATGGGGAAATCCATATTCGCATAAAGAAGATACACTGGCCGAATTTAAGGTTAAGAATAGAGCAGAAGCCCTAGAAAAATATGAGAAATATCTTCTAGAAAATGAAACTCTTTTCAATTCTTTAATAGAATTACAGGGAAAGACTCTTGGATGTTGGTGTAAACCAAATAAATGTCACGGAGATATTCTAGTAAAGTGGTCAAACTCACTCGGAAATGAGCTTTTTTAAAATAATTAAAAATAGTTCAATAAAAAGTGAAATTTAATGAAACAAAAAGATATATAAAGATATAATATACATAAGAAAATTAAATCTTATATATAGATTAGAACAAACAAAACAATTAAAATGCAAACAATTCAAAAACATATCATTATGGAACAACCAGTCCTTACGACAGGAAACCCGATATGTGGCCAGTATCCTGGGAATTTTAGCAATTCGGATTGGAAGCAAAACGGTTCTTTTGAAAACAAAAATGTTAGTATGAGTTAATCTATTAACATACACAATATTCAAAAGGACCTTTCAGAAATGAATGGTCCTTTTTTGATTTTATAGGTTCAGTTGGCCGAGTGGTTAGGCACAGGATTGCAAACTCTGAAACGTTGGTTCGATTCCAACACTGGACTCAAAAAGAAAACTTTAACATAAATTTAACATTTAAAGTTTTCGGGTTTAAAAAGTTTTGATTATATTTACATATCAAAATTAGAACAAAAGTTCATTGACATCTTGGCATAGAAATTAAGGAAGATTGGCAGAGTGGTCGATCGCGGTGCTCTTGAAAAGCATTGTACCGAGAGGTACCGTAGGTTCGAATCCTACATCTTCCGCAATAATTGCCCGAGTGGTGGAACTGGTAGACACAGCGGTCTTAGAAGCCGTGGCGAAAGCTTGAGGGTTCGACTCCCTCCTTGGGTACGAGGAGACTGTTACTAATTCATAGTCCTTATATGACGACGGAATCATAGAATTAGAATTTGCCTCTTTAGCTCAGTTGGCTAGAGCAGCTGATTTGTAATCAGCAGGTCATTGGTTCGAATCCGATAAGAGGCTCAATTATTTCTAGGTATATCATAGAATTAGAATTTGCCTCTTTAGCTCAGTTGGCTAGAGCAGCTGATTTGTAATCAGCAGGTCATTGGTTCGAATCCGATAAGAGGCTCAATTATTTCTAGGTATATCATAGAATTAGAATTT